TGAGTGAAGACCATATTGGGCGGCGGCCCCCGCGCCAAGGCGCGGATGGCCATGCCCCCCTAAAGTAATAGCATTAGCGAGATATAGCGGTAGACAGGATTGTAGGTCCTGCGCGGTGCAGGATCATCCTAAACCCTGCCGCACCTAATGCCATGGCTGAAAAAGCTGTTCGCATGTCCGCCCCGGTTTCGTTGAACGACTGTAAAGTCGCATTCATGGACGACGGGTCCGCTTACCTGGTCGATAAGGCCAGCGAAGAACGCATCTGCCGTGCCTACGGGTACGACGATGCACCTGCCACCTGGCGCTCCATGTCCACCTTCTGGAAGAAGGAGGATGAGGAGGGCTTCTGGGTGTCCTTCGACGATCGTAAGGTCGTCCGGACCCTGGACTAAGCCAGGAAGCCTGTACACGGAAACGGGAGCCCCTTCACGGGGGCTCCTGTGTTTCCATCAGGGGTACAGGAGGTCTGTACCTCTTCTCACCCTTAAATCTCTGCCGTCACATGACATCTGCAGACATGAGCGAGCTCTTCGAGGCTCGCGAGAACATGATCGACCGCACTAAGCGGTACGGTCTCTACTGGAATGCTGTTGCTAACGTTGACATCCGTCAGCGCACGCATGCAGTTCATAACGCGTTCCACGAGATCACTGAGGCTCTGAAGGAGACTCGGCTGATCATGGAACTCATCCACGACATGCCTGTCGGTGGGCTGAAGCCCCATCAGCTGCAGGCTGTTCACCGTAAGATCTCAGGCGTTCACCAGCGCCTGGACTTCGCGTGGACCTGGATGACCACTGATCCAGTGGACGGACTCTCGTGCATGGACCCTGACTGGGGCCGTGACACGGGACGTATGGGCACCTGGCGTATGGCTCGGTGCTAACTGCTCAGCGAATGTGATTCGCATGGGGGGCGGGATGGTCCCGTCCCCCTTTTAACCTTCGAAATTCTCTGCCATGAGTAAGAAGAAGATCAGCGCCGAAAGGCGCATCGTTATGGACCTGAACGAGCTGAAGTATCAGCCCGGATCAGGTTGGGAGTACATCGCCACGTGTACTGTGTTGTCACCCGTGCCGTTTAGCATCGAGGATGCTGAGCGTGAGGTACGGTCACTGAACATCCGTCGGTCATGATTAGGTTTGACCGCACTCCGGTCCATACAGCGAAGTTGCAGGTGGAATCCCTGCACTTCCTGTCTGGAGCCCTTGAAGCTCGTAAAGACGTTGTCTTTGACGAGTGGCAGATGTACGATATCCATCGCCACATGGACTTGATCCGTGGTTGGATGGGTTTCGAACAGGGTAGGCCTATGTACCAGAACGTTGAGCGTTATGGTTGCGGCATGGCCTACTACATGCGTAACATGTACACGAAGTGCATGTACTACTTCGGCTCGCGTCTCGAGGTGCAGCCTGACCCATACACGGATCATGAGATCCGTGACATGGAGGCAGCTCTTGAAGACGAGCGCATCCGGCAGTTGATGCAGGATGACGACGACTGGTAAATAGTCTGATATGTGTAACCCTGGCTCTTCCGCGCAGAGCTGGGGTTATGCTTAAGCATGAGTACGGCAAGTACTGTGGGGTGATGATAGTGTAAGCCACGCCAACGCCAACGCCAGCAAAGACAGTGCAACGGCGGTGCAAAGACGAGCTGACCAACTCCAACAACGACATTAAGTGAACACGATGACGGGAAATAGCCATGGAAACATCAACTTCCCGAATCCAGGCACCTGTGGTGCTTGATGAGTGCGTCATCCACGTCATGGACGATGGCGCACGCTACCTTGTCGACCGCGAAAGCGGACAGCGCATCTGTAAAGCCTATGGCTTTGACGATGCTGGAGCTGGCTGGCGGGCCAAAACGTCATTCTTCGCGAAAGCGGACGAAGACGGATTCTGGTGCGCTTACGATGACCGACAGGTCGTCGCTACGCTTGACTAAAGCGTAGGCTGCACAGTACTGGCGGGGCTTCGGCCCCGTCAGTGCTTCCCCGAACCCTTGCCGAGCAGGGCTTTACATACGCTCGGCCTTACTGAACGGCACTGCACAGTACATATGCGTTACTGTGCGGTGCCGTATTAACACTATCACTGCAAGCACGGTACGTTTGCTAGCCTTACATAGCCAAGCCCGGCTTTGCAAGGACGGTACAAAACGCTAAGTAAAAACAATGACGAGAAGTAACGCATGCAGTGAGCAGCCTCTATGTTGCTAATACTGCCTGTTTTACAGAACATATCAAACCAGTCCTTTACAGATTATAACACTTTCTTTGCCGTGACAGACATTACACCCCTGCATATTCCTGCTCAACCGTGGTCTTCTAGACCCAAACGTTACGCTGACGTACGTGAGTTTATGGCACGTAACCATACCGACTCAGGCGTACTCGACACTTTCTTGCTTGTCTATAGCTTTGCTCGTCATGCTGAGCATTTCCCTGACTATGACAAGTCTATGCTTGCTGTCTATACTGTAGACAGTCCTAAGCCTGGTCATACGTGGCTGAAGATTTACCATGACACCCTGGGCATGGTAGCACAGGTCGAGCTTTGTCGTTTGCTTGACAAGTTTGTGCAGACGTTTGCTGAAAATGACATTGCTATTAACCCTGATCCTTCTCCATACTGATGAAGACACAACCTACCGTGCGTGAGCACATCGGTCACATCATGGGTGCGATTGCCTTTATTATTCTGGCTTTCGCACCTATGTTTGCCCTCGTAGCTATTTCGTTCTTTGACAATAGTGCTACGGGCGATTCGTTAATGACCTTAGCACAGTTCTGTCTGTACTTTGGTTTAACCTTGGCTATGATTCGCGGCGCCTATGACATGGTGTTCGTGTATCCTAACTGAGTCTATGTCCTAAGCATGACATTAAACTGCTTTTTTTCGTTTCACCCTCACAACAACATGCTATGAAACGCATTTTTCCAGTTTTCGCCATTTTTCTTACCGTACTGTGCACAGGCTGTTACGGCCCAGGCTACATGACTTCCACACGTCACCACTACGATGGTTGGAATCGTCCCACTACACGTGCAGTACATTGTGATGCCTATAACGGCATTACCTTCAACACTCCTGACTAAGGAGTTTGCCACCGTGATGGAATTGGTAGACATGACAGACTTAAACTCTGTTGGACCGAACGGTCCGTACGGGTTCGACTCCCGTCGGTGGTACCAAAATGGATAGAAGTACTTGCTGCACTGTCTATCAAGTGCCCTCGCCCAATACAGCACGCGGGCGGGGGCGCGGTACTTGTCTGTCCTTTAGCTCCAAGTGAAAACAATGACGAGAAATAGAACCAAGAACTATTTACTATGCGATCACTTGTAAAACTTGTAGCTAAACTCCGTCAAGAAAATGCTAAGCTGCGTCAAGACGTAGCTCGTCTCAATGCTGAGCTCTACGGTAACGAGTATGACGACATGCTTGCTGAACATATGGCTGAGCAAAGCGATGTTACCTCTGATGGTGACATGTACCATTGCGAAACGTGTCAGATGACTCAACGGTATGATGAGTACTGTCCTTGCAATTGGTGATAAACGTATTGTCGGCTACCTATTGACGAATAGGTCGTGCTCTGCCCAAGAGTGGCAAAGAGCATCGAGATTCGACACAGTTCCGGGCCCCGCGACCAGGGGTAGTGGCATTGAGTGACGACTCTTTGCTGCGTCGATATTGCTGTGGAATCAGCAAGGGGTAGGGTCTCTATAACAATCCCTGCAACGTGATAAGACACCCGATATTATCACGCCAAGTTAACTCGGGTGGGTGCCGCCTGAACGCGTCTAACAGGAAGTCGTCTACTTTGTAGGCGCCCGGAAGAAGGTGAGAATCCTTCTAACGCTTGATACATGCCGTGGCTTATATCTCACTTGTCTATACCTGTCCAAGGGAACTAGGCAAGAAGTATTAGTGTCCTACAGAATGTATCTGTGAGATTGATTCTCACAAGTCCTGACTGCTAACCAGCAGGGCGAATAAGATGACACTCACCACCGGAGTAATTAACCAACGGTGAGGGGTGTGACTGAATAATGGCTTTATCCTGGCCATAAGGTATGCACTGTATACAGTAGCTGCGTTCTATACAAGCGTATGGAACTACGGTGGGCTGTATGCAACTGCAGTAGTGTGACTCTCTAAATTAAACTTAGGGATTACGTGTGAGCATCAATCGGGTTTGCGGTTCCTGTGATGCAGAACTTTACAAAGTAGAAGGGCGCGAGCATGCTTAGCGGCATGTGAGAGTAACGACCTCATGCCATCTACAATTGTTCTCACGCGAGTTAATACCGACGCACTTTCGGGTTTAGTACCCCGGCACCCATGTCATCTTTATTTACTAAATAATCAGAAACTATGAGAAACCAACTAGAACCTATCGAGAACGTCGGAATCGACGCTCTCAAGCGATGCATTTCTTACTGCCGTAAGAAGGGCACGTCTTTTACTGACAAGTACGGTCAGTTTCTTGCAATCGCATCACGCTATGTTGCTATGCGCGATCAGGTGCACAAGCACAAGAACGACAAAGTCTTCAGAGCAGCATTCCGCAAGGTGCGTCGTCGTTACATCGATCTGCGTGAAGAGATTAACAAAGAAGCTATTTACCACAACATTTCAGGCTAAAACGTTAGCCTTCAGCACAAAACAAAAACTACAGCATCGTGACTTAGGTTAAGCACAATTTGGTTCCGGCAGTTATGTAGTTCTGCCCGTGCTAATCTGTCCAACGACTTAAAGTGAAAACAATAACGAGAAATAACATCCTTTAATTACATACAGAATGATTCCAGAGTATATCATTATGATCGGTAGCATTGCTGCCTTAATCTGGCTAGCCGTAGCCTTACAACGGCGTACAAACTATGAAGTCTCTCAACGTGCTGATTGGCAGGACTTAAACGAGATGATGTCTAAGGTTTATCATGACAATGATAACCTTCGATCTGACTTGCATCGTGCAGGCAAACAAGTGGCTTTACTTCAATCGGTAAATGCTAACCTTAAGAGTACTGTTGAAGACATGTACCACGGTAAGCAACAATTACTTGAAGAGATGAACAAACTCACTCGTGCTATGGACGGTCTTGAGCAGCAGATTGCTTACATGACTAGTCCACCTGATCCTGCAAATGAGATTACATCTGACGACTTAGATGAGTGGTATGAATCACAAGCAAAATCAGAAGACAATAAAGTTCCTCCGTCTACTGATTTGTTCAACACGCTTCGTGACACATTCCTAAATCCTATCCCACCTGCAGATGACGACAATGAGTGACCAACCTATCCGTGATATTCAACCTGATGCAATTGCACTTGACTGGTCTAAGAAACTAATCACTGCAATTACACACGGTCTCGAAAAAGGACAAACGTCTATCGAACTAGGTGGACGTTTTAATGTCGTGTATCACATGAACAGATGGGAAGAAGCTTTACAACAGGCTCTTCAAATCTGTGAATACGCTGAAGAATACGAGCAATGCGCTAACATAGCTAATCTTATTATGCTTACGCAGATGCGTATGCTTGCACAACCATCACCCTGACAGCTCTTCGTTACAAAACTATACTAACCCTGACGTATAGAGCTCTCTGTGTATAGGACTGCCATCCTCAATAGGCAAACAAACAACAAACAAACAACCCTTTAGAACAAGTAGAATTATGGCTACCGAATACTTTTGTAAGATTACCGACCGCAGTGAAAACAAAGAAGACCGCAGCGGCAACACGTACGCAACGTTCCGAATCCAAGCAGTTGCTGCTGTGTCCCGACAGAATCCCCTCAGTGGTGAGACTGAAGTGTGTGCAGGCGCAGGCCGCACCTTTACTGTCAATTCCTGGCAGGACGGTGTAGACTCTCCCTGGAATCACATCTTCAGCCACAAGGTTGGACAGCCTGTCATTGGCACGCCGATGACTGTTGACGTTGAGCCGTACGAGATTGATGGCAACGATTACAATCGTGCCACTATCTTCGTGCCCGACACGATCGATAGCCCCACGTGGGCTAAGTCCATGGACACCATGCTCCGTTGGGACAACTTCACTCTCGCTGGCGAGTTCGCCCTGCCTATCGACGTTGTCGAGGCTACCGGCGAGAAGGTCACTGAGACCAAGAAGGCTAAGCTCGACGTCTGAGCTTAACTGATAGAAAAACAAAAACCCTCTTCCCTTTTGCTGGCAGTTTCCACGGGTTCTGCCATCTATCATTTCATTACAGATAATTACTAATAGATGCCAAATCATACATACACACAGGTACATCTGCAAGGCTCGCTGCCTATTATGGATACTATCTATTCTAACCTCAGCGATTATGCTACCGATGAACCCGGCAATAGCAAGCGCGGTTTTCTGGCTGAGTGTATCGGTGACCCCGCTGATCGTTCTGCTGACGATAACCAAGAAGCACAGCACCCTGTACTAAAAGAAGCAGGCATGCCTCGCTGGTACGAAGACCGGTTACAAGGCTGGGGTACTAAGTGGGATGTATATCACATACGAGATGTACAGACAGACATCGTAGCAGCACATGCTGGCTTTGATGCTAGCCGTATTGTTACATGCAAGTGGGACACCGCGTGGTCTCCGTGCATTCCTGCCATGCTAAAGCTCAGTGCTAAATACGACATTGATGTCCAACTTAAATACTTGGACGAAGGCCTGTTCTATTGCGGACAGGCCACCATTATCAAGGGTGAAACGAACTTGATAAAAGACTACGAAGGCGAAGATGTATACCGAGGCGTATACGAAGTCTTTGGTAAAGACCATTTCCTTGGCTTGATGTACGAGATGGACATCGAGTACCTCAAGTCTATTCTTAAGCTTGCCAAGAAGTTTGCCGACAAGCAAACGATTAACAAGCTTAAGCAGCATATCAAGTCTGAGATGGCTGCTTAAAATATATCTCCATGGCAGAGACTGGAACGGGGGGAGCCCACCGCATTACGGCTCCCCCTTAGTACAGCTATGCCTAATACAAAACATTATGATTCCCTATCAGAAACAAGCTAAAATGATCGGCAAGCTTAGTGCCGAGCTACAACAAGAGATTCACATGTACATCTCATCACTGTTGTACACCAACGATGTCATGACCTTAAACTCTGCAGCTGAACAAGTGTGCAAGATGTATGGGTTTGAGCTACCTGTTAATACTGTTACCTCATGGTTCTATCGGCGCAACGGTGACGCTGGTGGTCGGAATGAGAAAGTCCGATATGACCTCAAGTCTTGTCGTTGGCGAGCCAACGCGGGCTATGGTGATTCCTTGAGGCTAGCATCCAAGAGAACTCAACCTAGTGCCCTTGCAATAGAAGAGCTTGGACTCTATAAACATCCTGATATCGCATCGACCGATGTGATTCAAGTCAAGTCCCCCCGTATCGACGAAGCTTTCGATGGAGAAACTATCGACGTTACCAAGGGGGGTAACAACTTGGCGTTCCTCGACATCAAAGCCGGGGACGTTGAGATTCGCATTCAGTTCAACGTGAGCTGATATCGAGCGTGTTTTGTGTGGCAAGGGGCAACTATTCATTAGAATAATTGTCCCTTGCTTAACACATCGTTTCCCTTCCCTTACCTCCGTTGCAACGACGGTACTTACATTAGTCTCATGGAACCTCCTAAGCCTTTCAAATTCCCGTGGATTGACACTGCAATCGCGGCGTACTTCACTATCATCGCAGCCCTGGTATGCTCTCTCGTGTGACCCTTGCACTCCCTGTGCTTCTCCTAACTCCTACTGCATGCAGCGGACCTACCATCCAGATGGATGTGTACGTGTGGGGCTACGACGATGGCATCGCATACTACCATGGCTGGTACCAATGCGACTACAAATCTTGTGACGATTGCATTGCATGCTTTCGTGATCAAGTCGACAATCAATCTATTACTTACGAAACGTACAACTACGACAGCCTATTAGTCCAAGGTGACAACTGGACCAACGACTGTCTTGACACAACAGCAACATTCATCTACTGATGGCACGACGACTACTCTCCAACATCAACACTATTATCCTTCACTGCTCTGCAACGCCAGAGGGTCGTGAAGTTTTGGTTACTGACATTGACCGATGGCATCGCAAACGCGGCTGGGACATGATTGGATACCACTATTTTATTGATCTTCAAGGTGTTATCTGGAAAGGCCGCGAACTTGAACAAATTGGAGCACACGCTAAGGGAAACAACTTCTCTTCTGTGGGTATCTGCTATGCAGGCGGTATGGATGCAGACAACAAAAAACCAAAGGATACACTAACTTCTGATCAGCAAGACAGCATGTCCAGCCTTATCATGGGCTTGGGCACAGTATTACAGCAGCCGCTCAAGGTGATCGGCCATAACGATATTAGCAACAAAGCATGTCCATCATTCGACGTAAGACAAAAGTTCGCTTGGGAGCTCAAGCAACTTATTCCCTTGGACTCCTCTGCCTACTGAGTTCATGTTACATTCACAGGGCTCCCTGCCCTGCATACGTAGACGCCAACTACGTACCTATGGGCCAATACAAGTTCTCCGATCCCCTGGAGTGCAGTACTTGGTATGAAAGCCCTGACGACTATTTGTGGGTTACCGACAGCAAGTCTGCTGCACTTATGAAGTGGGCAGAAATTACTGCTCGACCCATGGACTTCAATATTGACGGTAAGTTTCGTTACACTGTTACAGCAAGTGATGGCTACAAGTACTATTTCTGGAATATGTACAGTTACCCCATCAACAGTCAAGATCCATATGCGCCAGCAGGGTGGCAATACATTATTTCTGTAGACAAACCTGCGGAGGATCGTAGAGCTATAGACTTATGATTTATTTCATTTCACAGCAACAGCGAATAGACACAGATACTATTCGTTCGATTACTCCTGCCCACGCGTATGAGCGTTTATGCAACGAGATCTACTTGCAGGTTGACTGCGAGACCACCGGGCTCAGCCATGTAGATGATAAGCTCTTGCTTATCCAGATTGGTACACCAGAGCATCAATATGTATTTGATGTACGCAACAACAAATGGGAAGTAATTAAATGGCTATTACAAAGCAAGGCTATCAAGATCCTGCACAATGCAGTGTTTGACTACAAGTTTTTGAAGAAAAACGGTATCGTACTCAATAACGTGTGGGATACCATGATTATCGAGAAGCTTTTGAACAACGGCCAAAAGACACCACAAGGTTTTTACAGGCTCAACTCATTGGTTGAACGATATGAAAACAAGGTCATGAGTAAAGAACAGCAGACCAGCTTTATTAATGCAGGTCAGACTGAGTTTACTAATGATCAGATTCTATACGCTGCCAAGGATGTTCAATATCTCGAAAGCATACGCGAGAAACAGATAGAACATCTTAAGCAATCCGATCTCATGCAGTGCGCTAAACTTGAGAATGCGGCGTGTCTAGCATTCGGTGACATTGAGTACAACGGAATGCTTGTAGACCGTGAGGCTTGGTTAGCCCTTGCAGAGAGTGCATCCCAAAAGGCTGAGGATGCAAGAGTTACACTGAGTCATATAGTTTTATCTGATGAACGCTTTAAAGCCTTCGTACCTAATGTATATCAAACTTCGCTATTTGCAAGCGATGAGGATGCACTTCTTGATTCTGTTGAGATCAACTGGACTAGCCCTAAACAGGTGTTACCAATCTTGCAAGAGATTGTTCCTGAGCTTGAAAGTTGCGACACCAAGAATCTTGCATTGGCTCACTACAATGACCATGAGCTGATTAAACACTACATTACATACAGGGAGAACTCCAAGCTGTCTAGTGCATTCGGTCAAGAATGGTTAGACAAGTATGTATGTAGTGACGGCAAGGTGCACACCCACTTTCAACAGATACTAAGAACGGGTCGAGTATCTAGCTCTAGCCCTAACATGCAACAAATACCAGCTAACAATGAATATAGGAACTGCTTTATATGCCCTGACGGGTGGTCGTACATCTCGTCGGACTTCTCGTCTCAGGAACTCTGCATTATTGCGTTCGGTTCGCAAGATCCTGTTTGGCTCGAGTCCCTCGAAAGAGGAGAAGATCTCCACTCAGTCTGTGCGGATCTCGTCTACGGTAATACCTGGCAACAGGCAGCGGAACCAGGTTGCGCTTACCTACAAGACAAACAAAAGTGTTCGTGTGCAGAGCACAAAACACTTCGGACAGCAGTAAAGAGCATTAACTTCGGCCTGGCCTACGGTATGGGCCCGAACAAGCTGGCCAATCAGCTTCAAATTAGCTTGGATGAGGCATCTAGTCTTATCAATAAGTACTTTGAAGTGTTTCCGTCTATTAAAGCCTTTCTTGACGGCAATGCCAACGACGGCAAGAAACGTGGATTCATTCGTACGATGGATCCGTATCGTCGTATTCGATACTTCCCCGAGTGGAGAGGTCGGGCCACAGACAAGGCCGACATGGGCAAGATTGACCGCATGTCACGCAACACACCCATTCAAGGTACTGCAGGTGACATGACTAAAGAAGCTATGGTCCGTTGTCGCCAAGAGTTTCAAAACAAAGACGACATACGTATGGTCATGGTGGTACACGATCAGATTGACTTCATCGTCAAGACGCATACTATCGACTACTACACACGTCGTATCACTCACCACATGGAAGCCGCGGGTAAGTCTATCATTACCAATGGATTACTTAAGGCTGATACCACAACAGCAAATGCTTGGGAAAAATGAGAGCAGATAACTATTTACAACCAGAAGAGTCAGATACAACTACGTACACCGCAGATCTTAGAGTCACTGTAACATACACATTGACTACACAGATTGAAGCGTACAACGAAGAGTCAGCGAAAGCTATGATAGAAGAGGACAGTAGAGCACTTATAGAGAAGACTGTGCTGTCAGGAGAAAGGGAAGAAGTAGAGTTTGATATCGATTATTTGTCTGACGGAAGAGACTGACAGGCATAGGGATTAATTTGATTTATGGGTGGTATGCGTTACATTAAAGAGCGCATACTACCCTAATCAATTATGAAGAATTTATTCTTGGGGTGCATTGCGCTATTCTTGACTTTCGGCGCAACGGCACAACCTCTTCCTGATCTTTGCGCATTAAATATTAATAGTTTCTGGGATGGAGTAGGAGACACCTACCCAGTTCAAGCGGAAACAGGTGATGGTCCCGGCGAGTTTTGTGACTCCATTTACGCCCCTACGGGGATGTACAAGTACATCATTGGCAACTACAACAATACCATTCCACAAAGTTGGTCAGACGATCAGATTTATGGATTGCTTGGTACCGGTGCTATTAACGGCATTCCAGGAGGTACATACCTTACAGCCAGTGTTTTAGAAACAAGAATTAGTGTAATCGAAGACGTTTTTCAGTACTACGAAAACCCTGTAATGACATTGAACTCAGGCAACTGGTTGTTCGATCGTGTCTACATTGATGGTGGTACTACTTTGCGAGTTAAAGCCGGGGCTCGTGTCGAGATTAAAAATGCTCTACACCTAGCGAACAATGGCAAACTCCTTATTGAACCGGGTGGTGAAGTTGTATTAAAACACACTGCAGCCGGTCAAGCAATTATCGACAATGATTTTGGTGAGATTGATGGTAAGATTACCAGACAGGTACTAGTCTCATTTGACAACTACACCGCTATTGATGAAGCGGATGGAGACGTACTTAAATTTTTAGTCAACTCCAGTTTAGCATCTATCAACCTTGACGATATGGTGCGCCAGATTCAAGACAGCTTAGCTGTATTAGGGGTAAAGCCAACCGTACAAGTTGGATGGTGGAGCGAGATTGATGAAACAGATGGTTATGGGTATATCGCTGATCACTCCTATCACAACTCTTTAAGTAGTAGTGCAGCATTAAATACCAATTTGCACAGCGGTGAGGTAGTACGTGACTACAACAACTTTGTTGCGAATCCAGCTGCTGACTTCTACAACCCTGCAATCTTCTACAATCAATATGATCCGAGCTACGGTGTACGGATCATTCCAGTATATGACTCAGGTAACAACACGGTATCTGATCTTGTAGGCAATGCGCAAGTTGCAGCTTTAACAGGAGGTGTAACCACTGCAACAGAGGCAGAGCAAGATGCTCTAGCTACTACACCTGACGATATGTTTGATCCGTTGATTGTCAATGTGCAAGGAGCAAACAATGCTGTGGCCTCAATGGTAATCGAGGTTACCGGTACATGGAAAAGTCAGGCTGTAGTCGGAATTACCGATGAGGCATTTGATACCAACAATGCTCCAGAATATCCTGCTGAACTCAGTGTTTACTTTGAAAACGCTGCAACTATTCTAAACACACCGACTACCATTTCCTACGCATCTGATATTTACAGCCAGCAAGGAGGTACGACAACAGATTCATACCGTAACATCGATTTTACTGGATTGGGAATGATTCATCAGTTTGATGGATCGCAAGTAGACATGTCTAAGGTTGTTACTCTCGTAAAAAACTTTAGTCCACGTTCGGCACGTACATTCTACGACATCAAACCTCTTGTGTCTTTTATGCCTGAACGATTGTATGTAGCGGATCCTGTTACGGGATATAGCTATAACGCCCTTTCCGGCCTGTCTTACCCTCGTAAAGTAGCAGACTACTTAGATTTTTACGATCATGAAAATGAAGTGTGGCGTACTATCGACTTGTACAATATCGATGGTATGACTCATTCTGAAGCTATTGGAGATACTCTTGAACCTTGGGATGTAGTTGGTTTCAACCACGTCAATCACTACAACATCGGTGACTACGATGGTGGCACATTAAACTTGTTTAGCAATTCTATCAAAGTCGATCACAGTTACACCAATATGGGTGGATTGGCAAGCATTGTTACAGCAGATACCACAGTTTATGCTAATGATCCTATCGTTCGCTCTTACGACATCAAGAGTGACGTATATGATTTAAACAGGCGCAGCATTTTAGATTACGCAGCAGGCAAAGGAGTAAACAACTATCCTTGCAACGGATCAGACAACTGCGAGTTTGATATGGCTGCATTGGATGCCATGGATGAGTTCACGCTGTTACGCCTTAATGCACGTACAGCAACTGACACCATCACCCTTGCTTACCTTCCACTAGCATTTGGTCCTGAGTATTCAGGCGGTGCACTCGGATATCTTGATGCATTTGAATACAGCATTGCACCTGACCCGGCCATGTACCTGCTTCGACAAGAAGATGGGCAGGTTGGTGAGCTGATGTTTGGCTCCTATAGTCGAAACGTTACTGACCCTAGCGACACTCTTTACTTAGTTGTAGACTTTGACGCATTCAACTTCGACTTAGACGGCACTAGTGTGTTAGAATACTATATCGACAGTCCTATTGGACAACATCCACAACTGTCCTGGCCTGCATGGTGGCACATTAAAGCCTTTAATCCTGGCCAAAATACACAACGTATTGATCCTCCTAATTTTAAAATGCCTGTTACAAACACGGCAAACACATACCCTGCACCATTAAACGTTGGAGGCACAGAAGATTTTAATGGTGACTTAATTGAGCTACACATCCGTCCCACTTACGGTGATTTCAATACGGATGGTAACATTACGACCAGCGACATGCTCGTCTTACTGTCGTTCTTTGGTACAACTGTCAATGACAATAACATGTACTTGGACTACAATAACGATGGAGTTATTGGTCAAGCAGATCTGCTAGGATTCTTATCCAACTTTGGACTATCGTATCCGGACGATGTGTATGGATCCGATGATTACATGAGTCCAGAGCAAGAGCGTATCGCATACTTCGCTACTAAGAAGGACAACACACACAACGCATACGACTGGCGCGACTACCCAGGGTTCAGCGTTCAGCAACAAGCATATATCAGTACGTGTGTTATTCGAGGCAACTACGTTATTACTGACGAGTATGGTACTATCGTTCATGGAGGATCGATTCAAAGCAGTGCAGACAATAACATCCGTCTACCCTCAGTCCTTCCAACAAGCGCACAGCTTGAAGCATCGGGCACTGGTAACACTTTAGCTAGTCCAGTAGGATATCAAATCCACTTGTTTTTAGACTACTATCTAGATCTGCCTGGATTATCTACACCAGTTAACTACTTGTGTTTAGGTTCTAATAAACCTAACGATCCATTTACTACTGTTCCTCTCTTCACTGGATACTAATGCTTCGTACATTTTTTAGCGTTTTACTGCTGGTAGTTACTACTACAGTCTATGGGCAACCTACGTTTCCTGCATGTAATCTAGATTATGGGCCTACAATACAGATATTGTCTGGAGTTTACACCTTTTCTACAGCGACTTGTACAGCAACGCAACCTGATGCATTTCAAGTAATTCCATTCCCTACGGGTAGTCCAACTACTCAATACGGTTGGATGAATATTGAAGCTAGTTATGGAACCATTGGTCCATTAGGAGATCAACCAGACTTGTATGTTGTTTGCGGCAAGGATCAATTCAACGAACATGTAGCTGACTTTAATATCACAAACATTGGAGCACAGACCTTTGGTGGTTTGCACGTAGGCTGGATTACTCCGGCAGGTTCGTTCGGTAAAGACCTAGATATTTATTGTACCGACTCTCTTATGCTCAAAGAACTTTGGGTTGTAGAGGGCGCAACAGTAAATATCTATGGGCCTGTATTTATTACGGAAGACGCACACAACGCAGGGACCATCAACATTATGGAGGGTGGCAGCTTGACCTTTTTAGTTGATAGAGAAAAGCACCAGCACTCTTTATTCGAAAACAGGGGCACTGTAAATGGTCGTATTTCTTACGAATCATTATATATGGACGGCCCTATTATTGCTCCATTTGGTGTATTTGTAGATGATCTTCCATCTAGTTTCTTAGATACTGTAGATCCGTTTCTTGCGGACCTTGAATACAGCGAGTGGTTAGAGTATTATGTAGACAACTACGCAATTTTTGAAGCGTCAGGATCTAATGCTAATGAACCTATTATTGGTGTTGGAGGTTATTACATGGAGGGTATTCCATTGCAAGGCGTGCGATTAAACGCTTACGATGGTGACATGATTCAAAAAGAACGGTTTAAAGGTTGGGGTAACAACTCAGGGTTATTTATTACCAACGCAGGACCCCAAGAAGATTTAGGGGTCAGTGCTCCTGCAAGTTTTCCTGGACTCTTTACTTTGATCGGTATCGCAAATGGCGATACAACTTTTTTTGATTCCAATGATCCCGATTCATATAACTGGTTAGCGGATACAGCTCTAGTGAATGACGGGTTTTTCATGAATATCGAAACTGTTTTTGATGTAGATGTTTGGGAGGAAGATGAGGCCTTAATGACTAATGCCGATTCTTTAACCTGGGTTCCGTTTGGAAACACGCCTCTGTATGGATTTTACACTTCTCCTAATGGCGCTGCTTCCACTATAACTTGGTTTGATTTACGCACGGGTAGTAGCGAGGGCAACCCAATTTGGAATAATCCTAACCATTCTATTATCGCAGATACTATTGGTACACACCCTTGGAATATTTCTTGGGGTGATCCCTTGCCAACCGTAGCATACAATGACTCGGTGAACGGTTACAACTTTGCAGAGTTATACCCGCCTGGATTTCGTATGGATTCCTGGACCACTGAACTGGCACGTAATAAGTACGCTAGATTCATGCCTATAGATGCTAATACACCTATACATCAGCCAATAGGATTATGGAGAGGGCGGTCAGGCCATCGATATACGCCGGTCATTTGGGAATACGAAGGTTATCCGTGGTTCAACAGTTCAGCTGGTAATGACGGACAGTATTATCCTAGCATTCCTTATGAAAATCAAGTTATACCAGTTTACGATAATGGTATTGATAATGGAGTACAGCTATATATGCCAACATCACCTGGTATTACATATTTCTACAACACTGAGGGTGATTTATTTGAATACAGTGCTTTTACTGATTGTTTAATTAACAATGATACCTTGTACTGTTTTGCTAATACAGAGTCATATGACATGACTCAACTGGGAAGCTTTACGCCTACTGTTATTCAAGGTAGCGGCTTTGGTTCTGAAGTCCAAACAATTACAGGTGCAGAGCAAGCCAACATGTGGACTTCCTTTTCAAACCCTTCGAATGGTTATTTGGATTTGGATTTAGTAGCTGAACGGTACTTTGATGAAAATTCAGAAGCTATCCATTTAGAGTTTGCATGGTACAATCTTGGAGGAAACCAAGATTTTTATTATGCCGAACATCCACAGCAAGAGGTGTACACCGCTACTCAAGTAGGACCATACCAGCGTCGGTACTTTAGGCGCAAGTATCATAAGTACGGTAACGAAGTATACGCTAGCGAATTGGACTTTTGGATTCAATTAGTCGTAGACTATGCTGTTGCTAATCCAGGATTGCAAAATGATTTAATTACCACATTCATTACTGATTACAATGATGATGGCGTAATTAATAGCGAGGTAGCTCTTAACTATTTAGCACAGGATACACTTAATCCTTTTAGCTACTATCCTCTTGGTCGCTATTTAACTCCAAGTGGATCTATTTGGGTTAAAAACAGCCAAGGTCAAGAAGCACAGCTAAACATGAGCACAAATGAAGCTGTCTATGATTTTCACTTTCCAGAAAATGTGCCTGGATATGATGTTGCGGGCGATGAATGGTTAGATGGTTTACGACTAGCAGGAGACAGTGCAAACATTACAGTTGTAGCAGCTATTGATTTTAAAAACGATAGCTCATACTGGCCACGTCCTTGGTTCCATCATGTATGGGATCTAGAGGCCGAAAACGGTATTCAGCCATTAGAGGATGATATGGCTACTACTACGGGGTATCCATTTTTATGCAGTGATTCAAGTAGTTTTTATCCTGCTAGCTATGTATATGAAGCTACTCCTCACAATGCTGATCCATTATTAGGTATTATTCCTAAACCAGATAGCGCTATTTGTATTACGCCCTTGCAGTTCCAAGAAAGCCCAGCTTCGGCGATGAACCAGCAAGCACCTTTTGATCGACTTGGTATTCGTGTACACCAATCTGCTGATACAGTCATCTATTTAAATGGCGATACAATTGTATTTAACGATACAATTATGCCTATTAAATACGTTTTTGAAGGAGATACAATGTGGTTTAGGCATCGTGACTATGCTTATCCTGTAACTGTAGAGTTGTTCTTTACATCCTTGCGAGGTGATGTTACCGGTGATGGTATTGTAAATGTCAACGACCTAACAGCCTTTCTTAATTACTATGGTGCTTGCGATACAGATGTACCAGTTGTACCTAATCTGCAAGACTACGATATCAATGGAGACGGATGTGTAAATGCTATGGATCACCTATGGGTTATCGTTTACTTTCAAACTTCATTGCATTTTAATGGAAACTTTTCACCTCAATCAATTGCTGAGGCACAGCTATCTGATGCCGAGGTGCTGCAGATCTATCCAACAGATGCACGTAACGAGCCTGGTGTAACTATTGGGGCAAATCAATTGATTCGTATTCCCGGAGAAGAAATTTTTCTGTACGACACCAACTTAGATTTAATTGCTCAAGAGCGAAATGAAGTAACAGCTCCTTTACAACAGCTGTATATCATTGCTACATCGCGATTTGCAGGACATATTGATTTTCGAATACCATGAAAAACTTACTTGCGACAACGTTTATCTTCGCTGGCTTAGTGGCCAACGCACAGCTTTCATATTGTGAGCTCGACTGGACCTACACTATGCAGAATCTTAGTGGTGTTTTCACATGGACCAACACCGGAACTGGATGCCCGCCTGTAGCTGATCAAGCAATCCCTTTTCCTACAGGTACAGCAGGTCCTCTTGTAGGTTATACTAATGTGCAAACACCTCTAGGTGATGGATACCCCGGCGACATTGCACCTTTAGGTGATCAGCCTGACGTATATGTTGTATGCGGTAAAGACTTATTTAATGAGTCTATTGCTGATTTCAGCATTGGCAACGTAGGTGCAACAGAGTTTGGAGGCTTACACGTTGGATGGACTACCCCAGCAGGTAGTTTTGGTAGTGACTTAAATATTTCCTGCATTGACTCCCTCTTGCTTAAAGAGCTGTGGGTAGTAGAAGGTGCTACAGTGAATATTCAAGGACCTGTATTTATTACTAAAGAATGTCACAATGCAGGTACAATCAATATTGAAGAAGGAGGCAGTCTAACTTTCCTTGTAGACAAAGCATTACATCAGTGCGCTACCTTTGAAAATTTAGGCACAGTAAATGGCGACATACATTATGAAACGCTATACTTAAGTCGCCCCGTTGTATCGTCGGCTGTATTTTCCTCTATCATTGGATCTCTGCCGCAATCTCTTCAAGACACTTTAGATCCATACACGGCATCTTATGATCCTCAGTTATTACAAGATATCTATGTCGACGGCTATCTGACTAACGTAGAGCAATATGCTCCAATTAGTTTGACGGGATACTATTTAAAGGGTCTTCCCTTAAAAGGAGTAGTTTACTCTCCATGGAGTGGAGATGTAAAGTTTAAAGATCGTTTTAAAGGTTTTAACAACAACGCAGGCAGAGTAGCATACCAAGGAAGTATTGAAAATTTATTGAAAGATATGCCTAATAATGGCGGAATTTTTGCAGCATATTTTGTTACAGAGAATGGTAATGTTGTTAATCAGTTGGTCGCAGAAGATCCTGATGTAATTATTGCTGATACAGTTGTTTTACCGCTTATCGATATAGATTTAGATGATTTAACAATCTTGACTTCTCCTAGTGCAGGAGCATTTCAACCTTATTACAACTTTGCAGTGTATTATGACCTTGAGGCAACTCAGTCAGATTTAGAGCTTGTAGATGCTGCAGCCCCACTATCTTGGATTCCTTATAATACTGAGCTAAACGGTTTTGGCACAGTTGGATATCCATATTATATCGCAAGTCACGCGATTTTTGGCGATTTGAGAACATATGGCAACAGCCAGAATCCAGAAGGTCGTAACATTTTAGCCGACACTGTACAGTTTGGAAGCGCTTACCGGCCAAATCCTAATCCTTTTGGATTAACACCTGGTGGAACTTTTTACGATCCACCTGAAGAATTAGCATATGATTTTCCTGCTGATTTTCACAGCAGCTATCAACCTTCTACTAATCCCTATAACATTCAGGCTGAATACAAACAAGTATTTCGCATGGATGGAAGTAGTGAGATTAACAATATTCAAAGCACTTTGTGGGAACTTATTGCTTACTCTCAAGTAGCACCTCATATTGTGGAATATACTGGAACTCCTTGGGTAAACGGAGACGGTCAAGTATCTGCATCTCTACCGTACTCTAGTGGTGCTGGCTATTACTACAATACAGCAGGCGATTTGTTTGCATTAAGTGAATTTGAAACTTGTATTGAAAACAATGACACATTGTATTGCTATAACACTATTGATGCTACAGAAATGTATGCTCTGTCTGTGTTTGGAGGACTAGAAATACAACCCGACGGTGATGTTGATCTTATTATTGAAGGAGAGGGTGCAGGTTTAAATCGATATACTAGTATTAGCAATCCTTTTGGAGGCTATCTCAATTTAAATGCTGTTGTTCAACAATACTTTGATGACAATCCTTCGGTAAACAACGTAACATTTGCTTGGTACTCTCCTTCTGAGCCAGGAGCGTATAGTATTGCAAATAATCCAGCAGAGGTAACAGGAGTACGCGAAGCGTTTTTTAGAAAATATCATCGTTACAATGATCAGATTTACAACAGTGAATATGATTTTTGGGTCGACTTGCTACTAGAGTATGCTACAAACAACCCTGGCTTACAAAATGATCTACTCGCTGCTTTCGTAGCTGACTGGCAAGATGATCAATTGTTCAACAGCCCAATCGTACAGAACTACTTACAAAACTCAGTTGTTACGCCCTTCTCTTATATTGAGCTCGGCCAATATTTAATGCCTGGAGGAATGGTCTATGTGGGCAGCAGTGCATTAGGACCTACAGACATGGCACTGACCCCTGACATGGCTGAGTACAATTTTGACTTCCCTCAGAATAATGCACCCTATACTATTTCAGGAGACTTTAATTTATATGGGCGCACCGCATTAGATAGCGCAAGCATTACAACTGTTCTATGTGTAGACTATTTAAATGACACTACCTTCTTACCTCACCTTTTCTTCCAACATGGTTTTGAAGCTGACGCAGAGAACGGTACATCTACACCTAATGAAGATGTTGTTGCTTCTTCGACTAATTGGCCATTTTTAGCCGGAGATAGCAGCAACTTTTATGCTGCTCAGTACGTAAGAGAAGAGTTACCGCACAATGACAACCCTTTACTTGGTATCATTCCTGAGCCACAAAACGGTGACTGGGCATTAATTCCCGTTACATTCCAAGAAAACACTCAGAGTCTTTTACCTGATCCACCATTCGAACGATTAGGCTTTCGTATTGCTGACTCTAACGGTAACTATGGTATCAAATATTTACAAGAGAATGATACCCTGTGGTTTAGGCAAGATGCTTATGAGTATCCCGTCAGTGTTGAAGTATTGTTTACCAACTTGATTGGTGACGTAACAGGCGATGGGTCTGTAGAATCTGATGATATCATTGACTTTTTAGCTCATTACGGTGAGTGCGAAACAGATGTACCTGCAATTGATGATATTCAAGACTATGACTTTAATGGCAATGGCTGTGTAGATGTCATGGATTATCTTATGCTGCACCAAAACTTTCAACACCATCTTTATGTCGACGATCAGTTTGAACCAGTTCAGTTTGGCGAAGATCCTATCAATCCTAACATTGTAACCAGCAACTACACTGATTTAGAGACAGAGCCAGACGTATCGCTTAGCGGATTGCGATTGACAATGGCACCTGGTGAGCGTGTGGAATTGTATGACTTAACGTTTGACTTGATTGGTACGAGTGGTGGAGGCATTGATCTACCTAGCAATGATTTGTTCATCATTATTACGGACCGCCGTGTTGGATATGTAGATGCTAGACTACCTTAATCTAGCTATGGTCTAAAAGTGAAAACCATACAGAGAAGTAATGAATTAAATAAACACATATGACACTAGACAGTAAACGACTTGCAAGACAAAAAAGCATATTACGCAAGTGGGTTGACAAGGACTGCAAGGGCACGTTAGAAGCTTGTACTGGCTTCGGTAAGACGTACACTGCAGTCCTTGCCATTTCCAAGACTAACGAACAGCATCCGGACAAGACCACTTTGGTTGTTGTTCCTACCAAGCACTTAAAGCTCCAATGGGAGAAGCAGGTGGAAGAACATCACCTACATAATGTAGATGTAGTAGTGATCAATACGGGCGTGCGGCGTAAGCGCGAATGCGATCTCCTCATCCTTGATGAGATTCATAACTACGCTAGCTCTGTATTCAGCAAGATTTTCAAGCTAGTCACCTATGATTGGATCTTAGGACTTACCGCTACCCTTGAGCGCAAGGATGGTAAAGATTACTTGATTCGCGATCATGCTCCGGTGATTGACACAGTCAGCCTAACCGAAGCACTAAAGGAAGGGTACGTCTCCGACTTCAAGACATACAACGTTCCGCTTGTCATGACCGATGACTACAAGAAGCAGTACAAGAAGATGAACGATGAGTTCAACTACTACTTCTCTAAGTTCGGTCACGACTTTAACACTGCTATGCATTGCTTAACCAGCATTCACGCATGCAACAATATTGCACGCCGCTACCATACTAGCAGTGAAGCAGTTAAAGTTTGGGCTATACAATTCAACCGAAACCTTGCAGCGCGCAAAAAGTTTCTGTATACTTATCCTCCCAAGCTTGAAGCTGCTAAGCGTATCATTGATGCGCTAGACCTCAAGACGATCACGTTTAGCGAAAGCGTAGACTTTGCTAACGAGCTTACACGGCAGACGTCGCCATGGTCAGCAAGCTACAACAGTAAGATGCAGAAGTGGCAGCGTGCTAACGCGCTGAAGAACTTCGAAGATGACAAGTCAGATGTACGGGTGATCAACACCGCTAAAGCATTGGACGAAGGTTTCGACGTACCAGGTGTCGAGCTTGCGTTAATCTGCAGCGGTACATCCAGTGAGAGGCAGAACATTCAGAGGACCGGTCGGGCTATCCGATTTCAAGAAGGAAAGACAGGCTATATCGTGAACCTTTACGTAAAGGACACGCAAGACGAAAAGTGGCTACGGTCACGTCAGAAATCATCCGTTAACACCATCGCCTTGAAGAGCGTTGATGACCTGTTGTACACAGTGGCGGGCATTGGCGAACCAGAGGCGATAACATTCGACCTCTTCCAATGACTATAGACCTAGAACGTTGGATTGAGTTTCTACACAAAGCGAAGCTCACTCCATCACAGTATGCTTTTCTGGCAATACTGTACGAAAAGAAGTACAAGCTGATATACATGATAAAGGATATTAGCGATAACGTGCTGCCCAAAGAAGAACTTCACGACATAATAGACCGCGGTTATCTGTATAACTGGAATGATGCTGGCGCTTATAAGCTAGATCAGTTCGAACTTACAGAGAAGTGTCGGGAGATGTTTGCTATGAAGTGCTCTTGGGCTTGCGCAGAAGAGTTTGTAGCCGCGTTTCCTAAGTGGCTATACATTCAAGGCAAGCAAGTTCCTGCACGCAACTGCGACTTAGATGAGTTAGAAAAGCTCTACTATCTTAAAGTAGTTAAGCGCGGGATGCACCCCGAGGTAATGGAGCAGCTTACATGGGCTGTCAAGAACCGCAAGATATCTATGGGTATTGAAAAGTGGTTCAACTCTCGCCAATGGGAGGCGCTTGCAGAGATGAGAAGTACTAGTAGTGTGATAGATTTACCAGCAGACCGTGAGCTCAGATAGCCTTCCTATTCGTCAGATGGCAGCCTCGATCAGTGAGGCAGACCAACAGATCTATTCGTCTATGACGGGTAGTCGTGTTATGCTTAAGACGCAATGGGATTTGCTAAACCGCTACTTACTTGGCGGATTCGAGTTCGGCCAGACCTATATGCTTTGCGGCGCGTCAGGTCACGGCAAGAGCTATATGCTCAACAACTTGCTACAAGACTTCATTAACCCACGCACCCAACAGCACCCCTGTAAGGTGTTACACTTCTGTTTTGAGATGAGCGCAAGCGTAGAAATCCTACGTAGACTTAGCTCATCTACACGGATTGGGTATAGAGATTTACTTAGTGCAGATAAACCATTAGATCCTCAGCAGTACTCTCAAATCAAACAACACTTAGACAAGGTCAAGACTGAGCCTATCTACTTCTGCGAGACCCCCGGTACTCGAATCGATATTTACAATACGATCAAGAAGATGAAGGCACGGTTTCCAGATGACAACCTGGTAGTCACCCTGGACCACGTCCTACTTGTTCAGCCTCTCCCCGGAGAGAATGAAGTACAAACATTAGCAGAGTTAGGCAAGATGTTTATCCAAATCCGTAAGGAGTTCAACACGATGAACATTTTATTGTGCCAGTTGAACGACAAGATCGAAAGTTCTATTCGTCGTGATCCTGGTGCAGCCTCTCTGCACTTTCCAACCAAGACCGACATACACGGTTCAAAGCAACTGTACCATGCTACCGATGTATGCTTGGTTGTCCACCAACCTGCATTGCTAGGGTTGGAAGTATATGGAAAACACCACGTCCCTACCATCACTGAGAACGGCAGGAATTTGGTAGCTTTACACATACTTAAGAACCGACACGGAACCCAGGGTTATGTGCGGCTTATCTCTCATCTTGATGAGGGTAGAATCTTAGAATGGCAAGACAACAGAATCAATACTTAAATGGAACTACCTACTAGCAAAACCCCGGCAACGAAGAAAGACCCCGGGTATCTCTTAATTTATGGAGCACCGAAGGCAGGGAAGACAAGCACGATTGCAGAGCTTGACAACTGCCTGATTATTGACACCGAGAATGGTACGGCATACGTCGACGCCATGAAGGTGCATGTAAATAGTCTAACGGAGTACACAGCGCTGAGTCAGACCTTGGCTAAAAGTGAAAACCGTTACGAGTATATAGCGTTAGATACAGTCGACAATCTGGCTAGCTGGATTGAACAATATGTATGCAAGCAAAACGGTGTGGCTACAATTGGTGATATGGAATACGGTAAGGGCTTTGCACTTGTACGCGAAGCCGTTGTTAAAGCCATCCTGAAACTGCAAGAGTTTGCAGAGAAAGGTATCATCGTTGTGGGACACACTAAGAGAAGTACAGTGGTTGACGAAGACCACAACAAGGTAATCGACATGAACGAGTTAAACCTTACAGGCAAACTGAAGAACGAGTTGATGAGCGCTGCCGACGCGATCGGATTTGTATTCCGAGAAGGTGGCGATCTAAAGATTTCTTTTAAGTCAGGTAGCGACAATAGTCAGACCGGCAGTCGCTGTCCTCACCTTGCAGATCAGATCCTAGACTTTAAATGGAACAATATCTTTATTGATTAAACATGTTTGAAATTGACAATACACCCCTGAAGCGGGGGTACAACCCGATGCCTGCGGGCACAAACGAGAATGTTCAACTTACTCGCGTTGCATACGAGCCGTTCAAAGCTGACGGCACGGGCAGCCACGTGCTGAAGTTTGAATTTGTAGACGAAGGTGGACGCCAGTTCACACACAACGAATGGGAGATTGAACCTGATCGAGTAAAGCAAAACGCTCAGGCTTGGGGTCAAGACTACCGTGAGTTGCTTGAAGCTACTATGCGCGATACTACCGAGCGCATCAAGCACATCATGAGTTGCTACATGCCGCTTCGTGATATCCAAGTCAAGGGTAGCACGTGGGCAGAGTTTGCTCAAGCAGTGATTGATAACATGGGTGACAAGTACAAGGATGTGCCCGTGCGTATCAAGCTGATCTTGAACAACAAGGACTACACTCGATTCCCTAAGCGGGCAATCAATGATTTCATCCAGCCGATGAGCACACCCAATACGATTACGTTTCACCCGAAGTACGATCGTATTGAACCTAAAGCTGCTGCAGGTGCATCCGACTTAGACAATATGTTTGACGCACCTACACCTGCTGAACCTGAACCCCTCGCACCCACACGGGAAGAGGATGAAGGGCTCGTCTTCTGATTCGTTACACCAAAAGTGTATCGGAGTTTCGCTAACGTGAAACCTTAGGTGAGGGGGTCCTTCGGGGCCCCCTTTACTTTTAACTCAAATATTATGGGATACAAAAAATTTACTTTAGAACAAGACGCATTCTTTCTAGAGGAGTGCAAGAAGAAAGAAGCATTCTCACGTAATACGGCAGGTTGGTTCTTGTCTGATCTCAACCCGAAGGTTGTCGAGATTGCAGAACTATTAACCAAGAAGTTTGGTGTAGAGCGCAGTGCTAAATCATTAGCCAACCGTTGGCATCACATTAAGCGTGAGTACAATGGTGATACACGGCTCGCCTATGAAAGCATTATGGCTCAGCTTGACATGCAGCAGTTGCACAATCAGACAGTAGCTGACGACAAGCTAAAGAAGGTAGACATGATGCTTATTGACCCAAAGGCATTCCGTCGTTACTTAGCAGAGATGTCTCCAGAAGAGGCAATGGTAAAAGCACAGATTGCATAATGTATGAAATCAGACCTCAGCAGAACAGGGACTATGTACTAGAACGTATCCCGCAGGAGCAGATCATGGAGTACTATCTCAACGTACCCGTGCAGTGCAAAGAAAAGTTTAGATCCCCCTTACGCGAAGACAACAATCCTTCGTGTGCCTTTTTCTACAGTAAGGGCGGCAAGCTATACTTCCGTGATTTTAGCAAAGCCGAAAGTCTAGATTGCTTTGATGTCGCCGCTATGGTGTTGAACCTAGACTTTCGTGGTACGCTACGCCAGGTGATCCAAGACTTTAATCTTAACGGCGGTACGTTTATTCCTAAGGACTACTCGCATCTCAATACAGAACGATTCTTGTCTAAGACAGGTAATGCTGAGATTGAGATTGTGCCGGTTACTGATAACGGTAAATGGTGTATGTGGTTTGAGGGTATGCGTTTCTGGGACAAAGTCGGCGTAGATATGCCTACGCTACGCAAGTACCGAGTGGTACAGCTAGAACAAGCTCGAGTCAACGGCGTGACTGTCTATCGACACAAGGCCAGCGAGCCAGGCTTTGCTTACTGCTTCGGTGACAACCGATTCAAACTCTACTTTCCTCTCTCCACCGGCAACCGATTCATCCAGAATACAGATGCCATACAAGGACTAGACCAGCTACCCGAGTCAGGTGACTTACTCGTGGTGACTAAGAGTATGAAAGACGTAATGCTGTTCCATGACTATGGTATCCCCGCTATTGCACCACAGAGCGAGAGCTTCAGGTTTAATGACGAGGATGTCCTAGATTGGAAGAACCGGTTCAAGCGTATTGTTATTGTTTACGACTACGACTATACCGGAGTACGATTCGCAAACAAGTGGCGCAAGCAGTATGGATGGAAGTATGCCTTCGTAGAAGGAGCCAAGGATTTATCCGACCTCTATGCCGCCTCGCCATATCACTGCGAGCAATGGATCAACAAACTACGTAATGGTTGAAATCGAGATTCCTAATTACTTAACGCACGTCCAACTCACAAAAGGTCGTAGAGCTAAGTACTACACTAAGGGTGGTAAGATCCCTAAGAAGTACCAGAAGTTCAAGAACTACGACAGTAAGAATAGGTTACTCGGTGCAGACGGTAAGCCGCTTATCGCTAACCCCGCATCGATCAACAAGCCGAGAATCAAGAAGATTAACGGCCAGGAATTGTATAGTGGTAATATGCCTCCTCACCTGAGGAGTAAGATCGTGTCTGTGCTAAAAGAGCACTTTGAACACGCTCTCCGCAAATGTAACCCATTATGCGATTTTCCTATAGCTATTGAAGCAGAGTTATACACAATACCCGGCGCCATGAACTGGGACTTGGACAATCAGTGGATCTACCACAAATGCTTCCAAGACGCATTGGTGTCGCAGCATATCATACCTGATGACAACATTTTCTACATCACTAAAGCTCCAGCCTTTTCCTACCACCCAGTGGAGAGGTTGGAGGACCGCAAACTCGTTTATAGAATTACAAAAGATGACCGAGAAGAACTCCGAACTCACCCCAGCTACAAAGCGCACTTCAGCCCAGAACAGATTCTATTGGAAGATCGTAGTTCCAATCGTCTGCTCAACTTTGACTGACCATGGGTGGGACCGTAGCACTATCATCGACGGTGCCCTCCCAGCCCCGCTTACCTATACCGACACGCACAACTGGCTCAAAGCCAACTTTGCACTGACCGACTCTATCCAGTCAGACGGTGTCGTATTGGGCATGAAGATTATGTCTACTACAGAGATGACCAAAGAGAGATTCAGCACCTACATCGAGAACATTCGACAGTGGGCAGCAGAGTATATGAACACAGAGATTCCAGATCCACAATTACAATATGAATTATGAAACTAAAACACAGCAATAGACAGTACGAGTCAACTGTCCAAGGCAAGAAAATGACCATGGGGTTCGCTGCAGACGCGGCCCAACATCTTGCAGAGTTGATGTCAAACTCTGTATACCAGGATAAATACGGCTCGATCGTTCGAGAGGTCGTATCTAATGCTATAGACGCGAATAAAGAATCTAGTTCCACTAACAAAGTCGTAGTAACCATCGAAGAAAAACCGACGATGAGCGACCAAGTAGGCTATCTGACGGTGCAGGACTCGGGTCCAGGCATATCTCCAGAACGCATTGAGAACATTTTCACGCAGTACTTCGCCTCTACCAAACGGGACACCAACGAGCAGATCGGTGGTTTCGGCATCGGCGCTAAGAGTCCCTTTGCTTATACTCCTGTATTTGAAGTAATTACTTTCGTCGACGGGATCCGTCGTAGTTACCTCATGGAGAAGAGCTCTGCAGAACGCACGTGCACGCTTGTTTCCGAGCGGAACTGTGAATACGCAGAGAGTGGTACCATCATTAAGATTCCGATCAACACTGCGGAGGACGAACGAAGATTTGTTCAAGCTTGTAAGGAGCAGCTCATTCTTCTTGCTGATCGTATCGTGTTTAATATACCTGCTAAACATGAGTTCGAGATTCCTAAGGTACTTGATTTGGGTAATATCCTGCTGATCGAGGAAGACGATAACCGTTTACTTGAGCACGATGGTACTATGATCTCACTGGGTGATGTACTATACAAGATTCCAGGAGAAGACTACGGTGAATATCGTAATTATGTTTTGAAATTCAATATTGGCGAGCTGAGTCCAACTTTGTCTCGCGAAGGTATCGAATTGAATGACGATGCTAAAGTGTTGATTCGCAACAGGCACTGCGATGTTACGGCCATGGCTGAACAGTGGTGTACAGATCAAGCTAGTCCCACCAAAGACTTGCGCCAAATCTGTAAGCTTGGAGGTCGCGTAGTTGTCTACCCAGGCACTAATCACTCCGTTAAACTTGGACGTAGTCATAGCGCTATGCAGCGGCACTTTTCTGTTAAGACTGTTGCGGAAGGATGGCCTAAAGCATTATCGCTTGACCGGTTTAATATGCTAATGAACCAGATGTGCACTGTTTCTGCTCGGTATCATACCAATACCGGCAAATGGCGGTCACCTAATGTTATTAGTATGATTCGTGACTTGGTCTTAGGTGATGGCTACGAGAACTACACTGTTGTAGTCAAGAGTTCTGATACACAACTGTCCGGTGTTTGGAAAGAATACTATACAGAAGTGCATCAGTCATCTGAACAGGCAGCAGTACTAAGTATCACTCGCGACCCTAGCTTTTTCATTCGAGAGGTATGGCGCCGCGATCTAAACTTACATACTACTGATGATCAACAGAAGATGGTGGCGCAAGCTACAGACTTTGTGCTTGAGAGCGTTATGCAATGGGTTACTGACCACTGCGTTAGGTACAAGGATATTCAACCTCCTGCTGAATGGCTTGAAGCGCGTAAAGAAGCTATGAAAGCTCGCAGGGGCGCAGGTCGTACCGGCAAGTGGACTGCAGAAATGCTCAAAGAAGTGATGCCTGTTAAGGTTCACCAACCTACCGGTAATCGTCACCGAGAGGAGTGGGCTGTAAAAGACATCAAGAAACCTGGTGTTGTTGTTATGCAGAACCGGTTTGTTAAGCAGTTTCCGTTTGAGCCAGAGTATGTACAACCTGTTACCATTCTTATAGTATCCGATGGCAACTTTAAACGCTTGCAAAAAGCAGGTGCACATTGTTGGACTGAAGAACACTTGCAGAAGCTACATGATCGTCGGTCTCGACAGTCTATTCTTGCAGCTAAGATCAAGCGTGCCAATGAATTTCAACGGCACACAGATCGAGCTATTTACAAGTTGATGTTAGCGTGTAACCACGATTGGTTTGTTATGCATGAAGAAGGACGTAAGAAACTCGTTTGTTTTCATGACTTAAAATACCGAGATTGGTGCTCTGACGATCAAGTTACTATTGATGGACAGGTATTTAGTGAGAAGAAAATTAAGGCGCAATGCAGAAATGCACGTAAGATTATGAACAGAACTACATGTGGCAGGGTGTTAGGTCAAGCACTTGACACCGTTGTCAATTCAGATGACTCCAGAGATTACTTACATAACCTTTTAAACCCTCAGCAACATGGCTAATTCCGCCACCGTTCACGTTTTACGCCACGACAACGTGGTTCACACGATCGTTAACGATCAGATGTACCAGAAAGAATTCGACAATACTGCAGACGCAGCAGGATTCTTCGAGCGTGCAAAAGCAACTTCTGTCAACCCGACGGAAGTAAATGTCCAGTCCCTCATTGGAGACCTTGATACTGGCATTAAACTGTCTATGGATGACCTGCTTACTCGTAAGAGTGGTAGGTTCTTCCTTAAGGGCTACGAGGCTCATGCTATCCCCGACGAACTGCTTGGTCGTATGAAGACCCGGCTTGACGAGGGTAAGAGCATTACGCCTCTCATCAACTTCTGGAAGTTGTTGCTCCTGAACCCTGACGAGCATGTCCGTAAGGATCTGTTTAAGTTCATGGATCACTATGACTTCCCGATTACGGACAATGGGTATTTCATTGGTTACCGCGCTTGTAAGCAAACCAACAATACCTACAGTGCTGTCACCAACTTTGTGCCTAAAGAGTACTTGATGCTTAAGGCAGAAGGGGAGAACCCTGCTGATTACACTGCCGTTAAAGACCCTAACGGTGGTGACCTCAAAGCAGTTCGTACCGATGTTATCACTGATGACAACGGTAACTTCATCGCTCCTGAGAATGTCTTAGGCAATCTGCAGGAGATGTTTGAAGAGCAGAACAATGGTCTTGTTGAAGCTCCGGAGTTCACTGACTTCTTCAGTGGTACTACTAACGTCCGTCTTGGCGGCACTGTTAGCATGCCTCGGAACGAGTGTGACAACAACCCTAACCATGCTTGCAGCCGTGGTTTGCACATTGGTACCCCGCAGTACGTACAAAACTACGGTGGTAGCAATGCAGCTTATATTGCTTGCTTGGTGAATCCTATGAATGTCGTTGCAGTCCCTGGTGACTACAGCTACATGAAAATGCGTGTCTGTGAGTACTATGCCTATGGCATGCTCGACTTGACTGATGGTCAGGAGATCCGCACCCCGTACTTCGAGATCGACTACAAAACGTGGGAAGAGCGTGAGCTCGAAAAGATGCTCGAAGAAGTCACTCACATTGCTGAGGACGAAGGTGTAACTAATGGTGTCCGACAGATTATTGCCGAACGCCTGATGGTTACTGTCTAATCCGATAGGGGGAGGGGCCTAAAAATCCCTCCCCCTTTTATTTTACAGATATGAATCCATACGTATACGCTGGCCTACCTGCAGAAAAACAAGCATTCGCTGCTTGTCGACTGATTCCAGGCTGGGCTCCAAAGAACAAAGCCATGCAACATAAAGCTGCACAACATGTGGTTGCCGAGATGTACGGCATTACAGTAGAAGAATTGCGCAACCCTCCTGATCGTCGAATGATGTTTGTTGAGGCACGAGCGATGATGTACTTCTACTTACGGATGAAGGGTGGCTACACTTATAGTGACATTGGTAAGATGTATGGTCGCGATCATTCTTCTGTAGTCCACAATATGAAGAAGATGAAAGATGCACTGCTTCGTAAGAATAGTCCCGAGCGCGCTGGTCTGATCAACTTGCTTCATGAGTGCGGACACATTCCTTCACTGCTAGTCAATACTGTACCAGGTGCTCAATACTTAGACAGTATTTTTGACCGGGAGGCCTACAAAGAATTCTTTGCATTAGACTTATCTAAGTACGATGAATTCGATCGCTTGCATAACCGGCGACTGCTTAAAGCTAAGCTGCAAGGCAAAGACGATAAGGACGATCAATTTACCTATTGGTCTCGCATTCGAGAAGACAACTTAAATGGTGTCTATCATCGAAACTACAAGAAACACAACAGATAATGTTAGTACACGATCCGTACTATGATGTTCAGGGGGTTAGCAATAGCTCCCTGAAACACATCAATCCTGCAGAGGGTGGTACACCTTCTACTTTTAAAGCGCACTGGGACAAGACTGCTCCTAGCTTACGCACCTCTAGCCTTGAATTTGGCAACCTTCTCCACTTGGCAGTATTGGAACCTCATTTATGTGAGTATGAAATCGACAAGAGTAACACGCCTGATAAGATCAGAGATATCCTTAAGGATATGTACTCTGATATTCATACCAGTGTTGAGCTTGCTGCTGCGGTTACAGGAGATAAAGTTGAAGTTGGCCCGTTGGAGGATCATGTTTATGCGGTAATCGCAGCATGTGATCGTCAAGGATATGGGCGACACTGGAAGGAAGAAACACGTATCACTAAGATTATGTCCCAGGGCTCAGAGTACTGGGATATGATTCGAGGTACTGAGAAGTTTATCATTACTCAGGATCAGTACGATCTTATGCAACGATGCCTTGCATCAATGAATAAGAACGAGCGCATCTACGACTTGATGTTTTTACAGATGGACAATGACGATGGTGTATTCTACAATGAGTTAGAAGTGCATTGGCGAGATCGAGAGTACAGCTTTCCTCTTAAGGCGAAGATTGACCGTCTATTTTTAAATCATAAACACAAGACGTTTCAGCTTATTGATCTAAAGACTACAGCAAAAACTCTCGGGCAGTTTCACGAGTCATTCGAGAAGTATCACTACGCTCGACAGATGGCATTTTACACGGAAGCAGCACATCGCTGGCTAGAGCAAAATAACATTGAAGGTTACACTGCACTCACGCCGATCATCTGTGCAGTAGAAACCAAAGGAGATAACCGTGCTGGCATGTTTTACGTACAAGAAGATACGTGGAGCAAAGGTTGGGTTGAAGCTGAAAACTTGTTGCATAGACTGCAACACCATTTCTCTACTGATCAATGGGTAGATGATATGGAAACAGATCAAGAATTAGACTACACACTTTGAGATGAACTGGTTCGATAAAATTATCGCAACTGTAGATTGGAAAGGAGATTACAATACTGAACTATCTAGGGTTAACCATTTAATATGTGATGCTTGCCTGGTGCCCCTAGATCAGTTGGTCGTGAAGCAAGACACAGATGCCGAACGTCTCTATTGGAAGCTATGGAACTTGGCTCGAGAAGATCGAGCTAAGCAAAGACAGAAGCGAATTGCTGTTATAGCTGAAGAGAGGTACGGTCATCTGAGTCTTGCTCGGGCTAACTCGCTTGCTACTCTGGACTATGCGAAAGAAGTAGAGGCTAACCGAACGACCAAGCTTTACAAACCAGATGGCAAAACTGTGTATGCTGCTAAGTCTGAAGCTCAAGCTAAAGCAGCACACGAGAAGAACATGCGCACTTACAAGAACTGCACTAAGGGAATCAATAACATGATCAACTTAGACTACAGTCACTTAGCGCAAATCCAGATTTGGTATGGAAACGAAGAAGACTGAGCAAGTTGGGGGAGACCATTACGATCTCCCCATCCAACCTATTGATTACATTCTAGCGAATGATATTGGCTTTATAGAGGGCAACATCATTAAGTACGTTACCCGTTACAAGCGCAAGAATGGCATGCAAGATCTCCTTAAAGCTAAGCATTATTTGGATATCTTAATCAATCAAGCTAGCAGATAATTAAACCAGTCGGTAGGTCTGGTAACTATCTACCGTATCTCGCATACGAATGTATTGCTTCCAACCAGGGACCAATCGTTCGATATAGTTTGTCAGCTTGATATCACCGTAGTGGCGACCACCTTGGAACGTCCGTAACTCTCCAAAAGAAAATGCGGTATACGTTGCTTCTGCGGCAACATTGCCTGCAGTCATCATTGTACGCCACGCTGCAGCCGGGTCTTTACCAAACTTTTTAGCAAAGTCGACAATACCGATTGGCGTGTATTGTGCAAATTCCATGTAGAGACGATCTGTATGGTACAACAGCTTAGCCTTATAGTACTCATCATTTAAGAGTGCAAACTCGTCATCATCGTCATCGTCTAGCTCTACTAAAGAAGCCAGTAGATTAGTCATGGCAAACAAGAATACTGCAGCTCCCAGCTCCATTGTAGCCTTACGCGCAGCTGCTTGCATATGCGGCTTATCCGACATTTCATTGTAGGCTGCTAAGAATGCACCAAACTTACCGTCCTTGAAAGCGCCAGCTAATACGCCGTTCCACAAAGCACGGTAGTATCCAACCTCCTGCTCTTCACGGATCTCATTAAAGCTGTCTTTACCAAAACGCCGTTTAACGGATTGAGGCACCCACTTACGGAACTGGTAAACAACTTGCCCCAACGTGCTCCGGTGCCACATACCAATGTCTTCTTGGTTGTATGCACCGTGGATCCGCTGAAGAATACCGCGAGCCTTGCTCTTAAGCGCACCTAACTCCTGCAGAGTCAACGGAACCTCAAGCCCGTCAGCTTTTACAATCATTGCGCCTTTAGGTAGAACAATGTCTTTACCGCCTTTCCACTCTAATGCATCATACAGAGAAATGGTACCTTCCTCTCCAGGTAACCGAACTTGAGTGTTCATCATAAGCGCAAGCATTACCTGGCTTTGCATGACAATCTCACCATAGGTCTGGCCGAAGTATGCTTTGTCGAACAGCTTGTTGATCGTATCAACACCGTCCGGCAATTCACGTTGGTCCATAGTAACATCGAAGAATGTTAGCAGCGCTGCGTCACGACTAGTAGGAACGCTATTCTTATTGCGAGCTTTAATTAAGTCTAACAAACCAGCTTGCACTTTACGACGAGCCTGACGCATTTGTTTTCTAGACCATTGAGCACCACCTAAAGTCTCGAGACGCTGCTGCAGTGAACCATAGGCAACGTTGTTTACCCATGCAGACACGTTGAGACCAATACCCATAAACGATGTATAGGTTAAGAACTTCTTAACACGCTTGTCATTCTTACCTTGGTCAGTCCAACCTTGACCCAAGTATCCTTCCAGCGCATGGTCGAGCACACGAATAGCACGCGAACGCTCACCACGAGTTAAGGCTTCTTTCTTTTCAGTACGCTTGCCTGAACCAACTACATCAATACCTTTTCCGGTAACCAAGTCTGAGTCTGCCAGTTGATCTCGAGTAGCAAGCATAAGAGCACTCAACGTATTCTTGGTACGCTCCGCACTGACCTGATCTAAAAACTCAGGAATGCTTTCGCGGAGATTAGTATTTACCTTATCGCCCTTCTTGTTCCTACGAAGGATGGGTACGACACTCCTGATAGGAACAAACCTACCCTCAGCATCTAACCGTTGACGCTGTTCCTTGCCTTCAACCTTAAGTGCTTGGTTAACATGTTCTTTCAAGGACTTACCCTTGATCTCTCCAATTTGTGGAATTAAGTTCTGCTGCATAAAAGGACTGTCTTGAGGCAAGTATTTACCCATAACCTTTTGCAGCCCTGAAATAGTTTCTTTCTCTAAATCAGAAAGCTTTTCATATGCAGGGTTTTTCCACTGGTCTAATGGCCGTTGGGTATCGCCTTCCTTCCAGTTAGGATTTTTGTACTTGTCTCGCACTTTAAACCCTTTGTGGTAGGGGTTACCAATTGCAGGATAGTATTTAGATCCTCGCAGTACCCAGGGATGCTCTTGATCGAACTGCTCAAGAGTACCATCCTTTTTAGCTTTAGCACGAGCTGCAGTATAGCCCTCAACATCTACGTCGTGCTCATTAAACTTACCCCAACGGTTATTGCTGACACGTAAGTCTTCTAAGTCTTTCTTCCAAACTTCTTCTTGGATGATTTCTTCTTCCGTTAAACCACGCTTGGCTTTAATCTCCTTAAGCTGGTTAAGCTTACGAGTAAGCTGACGAATCTCTTGATTCTCCTTGCTGTACAACCACTCGTAATACTCATTGGTGTACGGCATGTGATTATTTTGAGCTTCCCATAAACGAAGATCAATTCCTGCAGCTGCAGCTTCGGCCCGCTCTTCCCAGTACGCATCGCGAATGGGGCTAATAAATGCTTGACCTGTTTCGTCTAACAGGTTTTCGATCGGAGCATCTCCGTAATTATCGAGAATACGATCAACTTCAGCTTTGTCGTTACGTACTTCCATAGCAGCACCCTCAACGACACGGTCGATCTGTTTCTTTAAGAGTTGAAGAACCACAGGTCCCTGCTCACCCATACCCTGTAACCACATAGTAGCAGCTCCACTGTCTTGCATGTAATGCGACAGCTCAGTATTAGCCGCTAGATCAAACAAGTTTTCTTCGATCTCTCGAATCTCGAGATTGGCACTCTGAGCTTTAAGCTTGTTATTGACTGCTTCGCGCTCTAGATCACGCAAGTTGCGCAACACTTGAGGGATACGATCCTTTAACTTCTTGAACTCCAGAACTTTATCGCCTGGTTCAGTTTCTTCGAAGTTTTGTACAGCCTGCTCTAGTGTACTTAAGGTTTGTTTCAGCTGGCGAATAGAATTAAAGAAGTCTACATCGCTCTGAGTCATCTCTGCTACATTCCGCGAACTAGCTAAATACTTAGGACCGACATCTAAAAAAGCATTAGTTCGCTCCAGCATGTCTTCAGCAAAGTCAGTTACAGACGACACAACGTCTGCCTTACTTGCTTCTACATTGACATTGGCAATCTTCCGACGACCCTCGATGATCTCGTTCATCATCTGAGTCTCCTCAGCGTTGGTCATACCCAACTCACGCATTTCACGCGTACGCTCACCCAGCTCGCGAACAATCTCTTCTTGGAGCTTAGCTTCATTTACACGCTTACTAATACGCTGCTCTGCTTTAAACGCCTTTACATCCTTAGCATTGAGCCCAACGCCAGCGATCATATTTTGAGCTAAGAACTTAGCAGTGTCTTGCTGGACACCAAGCACCTTACCAATAGCTCGAATGATACGCCGGATTAAAGTTTGGAACCGGTTTTCTTGTTTAGCATTGTTGAAGATCTTGTCTCCCTTGCGGCCCATAGCAGTAACCAAGACTTCTAAGTCTAAGTCCCGCTGGTTAAGATTGGGATACAACTCTTTAATCTCTTGGTACAAAGCTGTGCCACGCAGTTCCTTGATAGCATCTTGAACTAACGGGTGTTCGTAGCCTAACAGCTCAACATAAATGTGAGCAAACTCGTGGATCACAGTGTCTCCACCCATACGACTCGGGTGCACTTTAATCTCACCAGTCTCACCATCCCACACTACCTCACCGGCACCTTCGATAGATCTGTCTTTACGCACCTTTACTCGAATACCTGCACTAGCAAATACACCTTCTAAGTGTTGCTTACGGGTATCGTAGTTTTCTTCGGTGCCCACAGACTTTACAGAACGACTTTTCTTTTTAGTTTCTGCAATATTTGCGCTTAAAGCTTGTTCAATAGCGCCAAGACTGACTAAACCTTTGAATCCTTTGTGCTGAGAAGAGTTGGGCAAAATAACAAACCCGCGTTCAAACTTTTCTTCAACAGCATTATAGCGGTCTAAGTAAATACGTGTACGACCATTTTTGTCTACATATTTAACCGCTCCTCGCTTAGCTTCAGCTTCTTTTTGCCTAAATACCTGAGGTATATTAGGATTCAAAGCTTCAATTAAACGAGCAGTGTTTCCACTGGTGTCATTGTCTACTGCAGTAAGATTCATAACTACACTATGAGGCAAGTGTTGAGAGAAGGTGTCACTACCATAACGCCAACCGCTACGCTCAGCTTCGTATTCTACCAGAGCAGTACCTAAAGCGCTAGCAATAGGGTGCTTACTACTGTCTGTAAGTAATGCATCCCAGGAATCACTAAAGTCGTTAGCTACTTCTGCATCACTTAACCCAACTGGCAAGAGATTGATTAAACGGAATTGATCGCGAGTACCAGCAGGCATAGCTTTGTACTCCTTACCCAACCGAGTGTGCTGCAAGACCCGAGCTAAATCCGGATCTGCTTCTAGTAACGCTTGCCCCTCTTCAGTAGCAAAGTAGCTAATGAAGTCCTGCATGTTCCAATTGCTGTAATCACCTTCTTCGCGTTGCTTACGCTGTGGTCGTTGTGTAGCACCCTCTTCAATAAGAGTACTAATCTTACCCATACGTTTGAAGTCGCCTACTGCAGCTCCTAAATAATTATCTGCAGACATATAAGTCTGACCTCGTAAGTGTGCTGCAAACTCTAAGCCGGTTGCATCCTTCATGGTGAAGTAATGAATCTGCAGTCCACCCATGATCTCCTTAATCGCCTCCGTCAACTCTAAGTGAGCTGACAGAATTGGTACATCTTGGACACCGTCGCCTTCAGCGCCGTTGTGCTTAACGGTACGTAACTCAGCCTGGCGGGGTCCTCCTGCAGCAACAGGAGTAATAGCTTGTGCCATATCGATAAGCTTGCTTTCTCCAACACGTGCAAGCATCTTTAATGGCATCAATACCTTTTGCCAATCTTTCTTGTAGGCTTCGAAAACCTCCATAGCCTCGGCATCCTCAGCTTTTTGAGCATCGGTCCGATCCGTTTTTAAATAGGCGTCCCCCTCAAAGTTGAGCTCGGCGACAACCTGAGGATTACTCGCAATCTTAATTGCATCTTCCAAGCTCATACCTAGCATATACAAGTCATGAAAGAACTCCCAGTTCTTTTCGTTTAAACCTAAGTATCCATACACCGGATCTTTAGCGCCGTCCATAGCTGCAGCAACACCTTGTGCTGTTAGCTGCCGGTGTGCCAAATCAACATTGCTAGGGTCTAATTTGGTAATACCTCCAGCCTTAGTCTCAAATTCAACTTCAAATCCAAAGCGCTCGACGTTGAGCCAGAAGGTATTGGCTTTAGCTGCAATACCCTTAAGGCTAACGCCAGCCATGTTGTCTTCCCATAGCTGCAATTGCGATAAACCACTGTATGGGTTACCACGGAGGTATGTATCAATAGTACCATCCATAGTTTTAAGCTGACGCCCACGTGCAGTTGCCTTACGCTTTTTAGCTAATTCTTGTAGAAGTTCAAAACCTTGAGGCTTACGGACTTCTTGTTCAAAGACAGTAGGATCTGTAAGCACTCCTTTCATCAGGTCAAAGTACTCGTTCCAAATCTCAGCATTCTTACCGCTGCGATCGCTTTTCCAATTGATGTACAGTTTGTCGACGTCGAAGTCAGAACCCATCTGTGCAACAAAATCAGCAGGAACGATCATACCATCTTGACCATTCTCCAAGAACTCTACAACTTCCACTACAGCCATAGAGTTTTTGCCCTCACCAGGAATACGGTAAACCACCATCTGCAACGCTTCAGGATCAACCTTGCGGATTTCCTCAATGCTCATGTTGCGATACTTCTTAGGTAAGAAGTTTCGAGAGGTAATAACCTGCGCTGGTAAAACCTTACCTGTTTTTGGGTCGATGCGCATGCCCTCTAAATCTCCGGACACGCCATTGTCCCGACCTAAGTCAGAAACCTGTACCTGCGTACCACCAGGCACCTGCAAATGCTTATGCTTTTTCTGCATAAGCGAAATAAGAGCTAGAGCAATCTGACCTTTGTAATGAGGATTAGTAATTGACGCACGTCCATGTTCGACATCATCAAGAAGCTGACGTAATCCAGATGCTGCTTGATCACCTAACTCGCTTTGCAACAACTTACGAATAGCTACTTCATCTAACTCACCTTCTTTAGTAAAGTAGCGCTTGCGAATCTCTTTAATCTGATTGCGAACTAACTCGTTTTCCTTGTGCTTAAGTTGATCAACGACCTCCTGGCCAGTCATAGTTTTACCGCCAATGGTCAGGCTGTCCATGCTCAGCAAGCCACCCATGATGATCTTACTGACCTGCGTACCCCAACCGATGGTATCGCTGTTCATCATGTGGTCATTAATCTGAACCTGCTGACGGTAGTGTGCCATCGGAAGGGTCTGAACACTAGCAGAAAAGTCTTGAGCAGACTCTGAATCCCACTTGTTATCCTTAGTCCAAAGTTTGACTGTGTTACTAGGACGACCAACCTTATGCGCAGTTACTGGTTGAGCTTGATCAATGTTATTAGTCTCCATAAAATCACGGAGCTTATCAAGCTCTGTACCCTCTGTATCTAAGGGAATTAATGGAAACAAAGAATTTTTAATCTGCACACCCACACGGACACCACCGCGCTCAATACGACCATAGTAGAATGGTTTATATGGGCGCAACAATGCACGTTCTCCGCGAGTTAACTTCTCTCGGTTTTCTGCTTTAGTAATAGCAGCATCCATGGCAGGAGTAAGCTTACCATGAGCGCGCATTACTCGACGGTAGTGCGCTAGCGTAACATACGTCTGTGCGTCGGCTCGTTTAACTGCACCAAACTCTTTGCTACGCGGATCATCGTCTGCGTATTCTTTAATAGGTTCTTCGAAAGTGATGCTTACAAACATGTCACTATCTTCATTTAAGAAGCTAGGTGTACCAGGAGACAAGACTTGTTTAAAGCGTTTTTGCATTTGAATCGTGCTTCCGTTATCAAACTCTTCTACTGCTCCACCGATCCAGTGTGCAGTATTCCAGTTTGAATGAAACTGAGCAGCCATCATTTCTGCAGCAATTTCTTCAGACGTAACCGTGCGATTTTCTTTTTTGCTACGTTCAGCAGCAATTTTCTTAATTGCATTCCGCCCAGATTTACCAATTTTAGCAAGGTATTCAATGCCTTCCTGCTTAAATTTTTGTTCTAACTCTTCAACGGTTTGCGGTAAACGACTATCGCTAGTGTTTTGGTCTACATCAATAATATGTTGAAGTTCTTTGCGGCGTTTAGATGCGCTTAAGCTCAGCCACATAGACCGAACAAGCATAGTGTTGTCTGCATCAGACGGCACCGGAATAGCGATATAGCTACTGTCAGAATTCTTACGTCCACCATCCGGATACATAGTAGCAATGTCATACAATGCTCGCTGAGCAACAGTCAACTTTGTATAAGGTTTACCCTTATAGTGACCAAAGCGCATGTATACAGGGAACTCTGCTTGCTGTCCGTCTCGCAGCATAACCTCCCAAGCTAGCCCTGGTTGCAAACGACTATCTTGAGACATAACCTTGGTTCGATATGTCTTGTCTCGTAACCGATCTACTTCTTCAGTGAGGTAACACGGCAGCATGTGGCTGTATACTGTAGTACCAGCTCCATTGCGATATCCTACTGTAACTGATTGATAGTCAGCAGGAACTACGTTTGCAGCAACAGTTTTTAAAATATTAAATGCTCTTTTATCGTTGCTATCTACTTTGGATTGTAACAGATCTACGGAGGTAGCTACTTGTTGTGCGATTTGGGCTAGTGCGTTATTAGGTAAACGCATTAGAGCTACATTTAACGCATTCGGAGTTTGCGTAGTGTAACCTACTGCTCGTAATAACTCGCGAAGTTGCTTTCGCTCTTTTACAGTAAGTGGTTTATCTACATACTTAGTACCCCAATCTCTTAATGCTTTGATTGCTGCATCAATCTGGCTAGATGACATACCATCTAACTTAGATTGAATGGTTTGACGGTTATGAAATGCCAAACCTGCTTCTGCAGGAAATGGTTTATTGTGATCTGTAACTGTTACAGACTCAGACCGACCACCGATTAATATATTTCTAGTGGTTACACTAATCTCATCAGTTTTAGCTCGCTTGAATGCAACAAAGAATTGATTACGCACAAGCTCTGGAGTACGCGAATCTTCAAGCTTAGCCTTAAGCAGTAACATATCCGGGTTACCCTTTCTACCCAAATCTTCTAACCGCTGCAGCATTTCTGCATAGTTTGTAGCAGTAGACAAGTGGTGTAACAGATATGGATAGACTTGGTTAAAGTCTAGCATACGCGGCAGGCCAAACTGACTGAACTGATCGAACGTGTTTTGCGCTGCATGTTTAAGCACCGCATCACGCAGGACCTCTGGGTCATTTTGCTCCATGGCTTCGATCACTGCCTCACTTAACACAGTAGGCATCGCCATGGTACGGCTGATCAAGTTGCGAACGCTAGCAGGAATCTTTTCCTTCGGGTTTACCTCCATCATGCTCTTGCCGCCATACTGCTGCGCATCGGTATTACCGGTAATCACATCAGCTTCAAGCGTGTCAACAAGCGCACTGACAACACCCTTGCGATTAAGCATATCACGGACCAGTGCATCTTTATTCAAACGAATGCGATCGATGTCTGCATCCATTTGTTCTTTCATCTTATCCGATGCGTTAACACTAGCCCAGAAGAACAAGGTTTCAATACCACCTTGTTCTTCAAACGCAGCTTCTAACACTAACTCTGCAATCTCTTTTTTCCCCAACGGCTTGCTTTCCCCGTCCGTTTCAGGTTGTTCTGTGCGTCGTGCAGCAACAGCATCACCGATTTGACGCACCTTCTCCTTTAGTTTAGCCGCTTGAGGATCGGAATAGTATTCGTCGAGAAACTCGTTTGCTTTCTCTTGTCCTTCCTGCTTAGCAGCTAAGTATTGGTTGACTTGATCTAGAGTTTCGTTAAGAGCCAGTGGTAAAACGCTGGCTAGTTCCTTAAGTTCCAGTGCGCTAAAGCCCGGTACAGCCATGTATTTCTTTACATAGTTTTTAGTACGTGCGTCAGGCTTGTAAGCAAACGTTCCTTTGTTGATCTGTTGCATCAACTGGCGAGCACGAAACTGACCAGTAAACATTGCCTGGATCAACTCAAGCAACTCAGCAAAGAATCGTGCCGTAGCACTCTTTTCTGCCATGCTCAACCCACTGCTCAACATGTACTCACGGAATGCTTCTGCAAGCCTTTCCTCTAAATAAATGTCTTGCAGCTCTGATGCGGTAGCATCGGGATACAACTCTTTAAGCTTAGCTAATTGTTTGCTTGTAGGGTTACCATACTTCTTATCAGCTTCAGCAAGAATTTTAGCCTTGCGGCTTTCCGGCAGGTACGTATCCATAACAGCATGGAACGCCTCGTGAAACTCGGTACCCACAACCGCTAGGTCACTAACCTGTACCGTACCCTGTTCCCAAATACCATAGGCAGTAGCACCACCACGCGTAATTAAACCACGAACACGACGGAAAGGAACGTGTGGTAAGTTTTTGTCTAACCACTCCTCTGCTTGTTTCTGCTCTTTGTCAGTGGCTTGGCGATCTAGCTGACTTTCCGCAGCTACTTCAGTAGTCATAAAGAAAGGGTTCTTACCACTCGTCTTCTTGACACCTCCAGAAGACTCTTCTTTCTTCTTACCCTTGGGCTTCTTGTCCTCTGGCTCAACCACATCTGTAGACTCATCAACCAACTGGCTCATGTCTACCTGAATAGTAGCTTGAGTCTGACGAGTATCTGGATTGTACAGCTTAGGATTACGCTGCTCTAATGCAGTAATAGGATGGCGGTATCCAATAAAGTTACCGTGCGCATCAATAATAGGAGCAACAGGAGACTGCACCTCCTGAACCAACTGAGCAATACGATCGTTTTCTAAAGAGTAGTCTTGAGCACCATCGCGAACTGTGCCACGGAAGTTCATTTGGCCGATAGCATCCGATACCGTAGACACTCCAGCTGCCTCACTTTCGGTGGCAATAAATTCGCCTGTCTTATTGTTGTAGACACCGATAGCAACACCGCCCTGTACAAAGTAGGTACGGGTCGGAGTTACAATAGCACCATTCTTAAGGTGATTGTTGGTGATGTTGGCTAGCTGGGTTTCAGTCAGCTCTTTGCTGTTTGGTCGAACAGCCATTACTGCACGTAAAGCATCAGTACGCTCTTCAACAGATAAGCGTTGGTCTTTCAACGTATCCAACACATCTTCAATAACGCCGTTGCCAATACGAGACAACGGTACATCACCGATACGAACGTAGATAATATCGTTTACATCATCAGATGCTTGGATGGGCACAAAGAATGAGCCCTTACCATAGTCAATACCCTCACTAGAATCAAGACCTTTCTTACCATCTTGATAAGGCTTACGTGCTTCTCGTTGACCCGTTTTAAGATTGTAGAGGTAGGTGTCTTGCCCCTCAGAAACCATGATACAAATACCATGTTCCTCAATCGTGGTATTGATATTGTGCAGATCACCTAAACGAACAGTAGAATCTACACTAGGACGAAGCAGACTACCACGCCCTTCTTGACGTAAATCAATATCTAAAGGCACACCATCACGACGATCTAAAATGCGGCGTAAGGTGATGATACGGTCTACTGCTTCTAATGCCTGGAAATCACCAGTGTGCATCATAGCAAACATCGTTTGCATTGCAAAACGATCACCGGTTATATCTGAAGCTAAAAGGTCTAATGCAGCTTCACGCTCTTCTTTTTTAAGCAGAGACAATGAACTGGCTGCATGTTTTAATGCAGTGGTAGCCTGAGGTACGTATCCAATAATAACTTTCTTCGTACCTAAATCTACTTCAATTGCATAGTGACGCTCTTTACCGCGTTTAACCTTGTATTGAACCTTTCCGTCAATACGTTTACGAGGAATTTTATCAACTCGAGATGCTTCTTTCCGAGAAAAAATACTTGCTTCCTCTGACGACTCTGTTCCAAAAGACTCGTCGGTCTCTACAATGCGAACTTTAGCTTTTCCTTGTAATGCAGCTTGAAGTGCTTTGTATTTCTCTACATCCTCGTCAGCAATAACTAACCTACCGTCCTTGACATTAGCGCTAGAACTATCTAAACGCCATTCGTCAAAGGGTAATCCAAACAAGCTTTTGCCTGCAGTTAAGTGCGGTAAGAATGCTCGGATGAGATCTAAGGCAAATACGTTTGCACCCCCATCTTCTAAGAGTTCGCGCTCACGACGCTTAGCCTCAGACTCATCTAAACCTTCTTCCCGTGCTTTAAACCCATCGCTGGTAACTGTAGTCTTATCCTCCTTAAACTCCATTTTCCGGAGTGCAGGAATGTAGTCCTTGGTTAACTTTCCTTGTTCTTCATCTGCTTGCTTATAGTTTGCTTCTAAAGTAGCTGTAGGTTTTCCTGCTTTTTTAGCTGCATCGATTGCACGACGAATTCGTTTCTTTTCGTTAGTAAGATCTACACGAACCTGTTTTAACTCAGCTAATAAAGCATCACGTGCTTCTTCACCTTCTTGTTGAATACGTTGTAACAATGCAGGTAAAGGTTCTAACTCTAGAGGCTTGCGGGTAGGTCCACTAGGCGGCGCATCTTCTTCATCCGTAGCACCAGATTGATCGTCATCTTCAGGAAACTCTAATGTAGTTTGACCTGTTTCAGTAGTAGTACCATCATCTTCAGATGAACCTTCTTCGCCTGTAGTATCAGCAGAGTCTTCAGACTTACCTGTTTTAACCTTCTTGTCTACCTTCTTTTGCTCACGCAATTCTTTAAGCCTGCGCTCAGCCGCTTCCTTAAACTTAGTGTCTTTGTTACGGCGGCTCTTTTTGATAAAGTCTTCTAACTGCTCTTCATTCTCCATCTCGGAGATATTCTTAAGCAGATCCTTTTCAAGCTTTTTTTGTTGCTTCTTAGCAGTCTCTTGCCCCAGCTTGTTGTACCGTACAATAGCAGCATCAGACTTCATATACGCTAACCGGTCTTTAGCAGACTGCTGCAACACAGCTAATGCTTGGCTTTCATACGTTGCCTCGTTAGCTGCACTAATGTCGATGGGCTTACCCTGCTTCTCTTCGTACTTAGTAACCTCTTCCTGTAATGCGATAAACTGATCTTTAAACTTTTCTTGCTCGACCTTGTTGCCTTGCATACGTTTCTTAAGGTCTTCAAGCACAGCTTTCTTAGCAGCCATAACTGAACGCTCATCTTGCTGAACGTTACCTTCTTCCTCTATCTCCTCAATACGTTTGTTGACATAGTCTAACAGGTTCTGCTGATCGATAGAATCCTTAAGGTATTCGCCTCGAGCAAATGCATCCATGCCATTGTCAATGGCCCACTGGTTAGCAGTACGGTAGTGTTTTTCTGCAGTAAGAACAGTTTCAATAATCTGCTCTCGCTGTTCCATCAGCTCTTCCTTAGTGCCAATGCCAGTTTTAGCTAACTCTTCGATGTACGCTTCATCGTTAAGCTGATCAATCAATTGATCTACCCGCCCTTGCTGCGCAGCTTGCATAGCAAGGTTGGTAATCATTTGATTCTTAAGCTTCTTGACCTCCTTAACGTCACCTTTTTCCTCTGCTTTTTTAATCTTTTCAGCAAAGTATTTCTGGGTCTTAATACGCTCTTCGTAAGATTTAAGCAATGCATTCTGCTTCTTACCAAAAGCTCCGCCTACTGCTTGGAATAAACCACCACCGAGCGCACCAAAGAACGCACTCTCCCACAGGTGATCATCGTTAAGGTAGTCGTTCAAACGACTCTGGAACCCTTCGTTTTCCATACCGCGCAGCTGTTCGCCATACGCGATGCCCTCTCCGCTACCAATGAAGTTAACTGCTTCTTCTACTCCTTCAGAAGCCATGCCTCCGATGTACTCGCCATACCGATCCGCAAATCGACTAAAACGATTACCCTTAGCTTCCTTTACAACCTTGTCACCTAACTTCTTAGCTGCATCAGCAGCTTCAGCGGTAGTAGCTTTTGCACCACGAGTACGAAGTTTAAACGGCTTGAAGATCATAGCGCTTTGCGCTAAATCGAATACCAGGTTAGAGGAATTAACTGCATAGCTACGCTTAGCTGCTGCACCTCCAACATATTTAGCTAAGTCGTAACGAGTTGGTTCACGGTCACCATTCTCGGCTTTCCAAGCGCGATAGGCTTCAGTGCCTTTCATCTCTTCAACAGACATGCCTGACTCGATAAAATCAGTAGTAGCCTGTTGTTGAATATCCATAGCCTCACGAATATTCTCTGCATGGCGCATACCAAGAGCAGTACCAATCGTTTGCGCCTGAGACTCCATACGTCCAGCAAGAGCTGCTTCTTTTCCAGCAAGTGCTGCAGCAGCTTCAGCTTTGTCTACAGTTTTGTCAGCTTTTTGTGCCGCTTGTACTCCTTTAAGAATACGTCCTGCACGACCAGACGCAGCTGCAGCACGCCCTAACATAGCTGCACCTTTACCAATAGCTGCACCAGGAATAAACATGCTTAATGTAGACAGCATGCTGGGCATATTCTTTGCCCACCAGCCTACGTCATTAAACGCAAAGGCTTTACCTGCTTCACGCTCAAAGATTGGCGTAGCATCCATGGTATGCTCACGCAGGCCTTCTCCGAGTTGGTACAAAAAGTTTTCTTCGCTATCAGCAAACATGCCGAACGAGCCTAGACCTTGTAATGTGCCACCGATAACTTCACCGACAACACCTTGGTACAATCCGCCAGCAAGCTTTGAGCCTGCACTTTGACCACGAGCTGCCGCGGCATCCCGAGTATTTAGACTACCGAAGTACTGAGTATAGGGAGCATACTTTAATGCTGGCTGTGCAGCAGAAACTTGCGCTAAAGGTTCTGTGTCTTCATACCCTCTAGGTGCACCCTCGAATTGAAGGTTATCTGCTTGGGGCGTAAAGTCTGCGGCAGCCTTACGGTCACTCGCCGTTGCGGGAGTGCTATCGAAGTTAATGTTTTCAGCCATAGTAATTAAGCCTTGCCTAATTTGTACGTTTCTCGAGCTTGATCAATCAAGTAGTGCATAGCTTGGTTAGCACTCTTAAATGTGACCATCGGACCAAACATGTGTTTACCATTGCCATCCACAAAGTAGTATTCACCGTCGGTATTTGTTTTAGGAGTTACTGGACCAAATGCATAGTTGACAATGTCCGCATCAATGGGTGCGGGCTCCACACCTTGACCCAAACGAGCATTTGCTTGAAATGCTGCTAATCCTTTGTTCAAGGCCTCAGTATACCCTAAACCAAATGATACATCTTGAGCTGACTTTTTCAACTCATCATTAGCGTAAGGGTCTTGTGCAATGTTGCGAGCATAACCTACGATTGCCTCTGGAATATTAGATAGGTTGTTAGTAGCTGCAGCTTTATTTAAGTTAATATTTAACAGGCGTGGCTCCTCGTCTTCTTTACGAGAAGGCACTTTTACCTGAATAAATCCAGCAGCATTACTTACTTCAACTCGTTCAATACTCATTTGACTAAAGTTTAGTTCATTAAGTAAATCGGGATCTAAACTAGTTGCACGCCCATCTTCACCCATGACACTAAAGACTTCTAAATTGCTACTAGCTTGAGTGCCACCAAATTGACTACGCAACGCTCCGTTAAGCTCATCAAGTTGATTTTGGCTAACGAGTGATTGAATGCTAATGTCTCGGCGTTCCTGAGCCACAGCAGCTCGACCGGCATTAGTTGCTTCTCGGTAGTTTGTTTTAAACAGTCTTTTCTGCGTTGCATCAAACAGTTGATCAGCAAGATTAGTAACAGTCTCGTCGTCTAAATTATTATTGTACTTACGAATTAACTGTTCTGCTCCAGTACGATCAAATCGAGCAACAAATGGTTCTAACTCATTGACATACTCTGTCAAGTAATTACGAGTTAATTCTTGTACGGCTTGTTCGTATTCCGGAGTGTTGTATGGATTGGCCTTTACCATACGGGATAGATCATCTCGGTCTTTTACTGCATCTCGAGCAAGCTCTAACGCGTCTTTTCTTATTTTTCCTAACTGCTTAGATACTGGAGCAAATGCTTGCATACCATTTCGTTGCTGCAGCAGAGTTTTTAGATTAGTCGCATCCCCAGTAGTGAGGTAATCGTCTACCGCTTGTTGTAATTCAGGTACATCGGTAGTTGTGTCCATAATCGTCCACAACTCATTAGTTGGAATGTTTTTAAGTGCAGCTCTATCATTGGCATTACCAATTAATGGTTCGCCTGCTTCTTCATCAAATAGAACCGTATGTAAACTATTGGTGAGTAGAGTGTACTCTAAGTCTACAGCATTAGGATCAACACCGTCTGGATACTCTCCGCTATCACGCATTGCAGCAAGCTCGCGCAGGCGATTATTGATTTGATGCGGCTCCTTTTCCTCATCCATAAAGCCGGGAACATCAATTGTAGCAGTAGGTGCGACTGAAGAAACAGGCGCTACACCTCCGCGAATCGTGTTTGCTGCAGGTCCTCTGTTGGATCCGCCACCATCGATATCGGTAACTACACCTTCACGCGCATACTTAGCTAATGCACCATCAACGTATGTAGTAACGAAGTATTCAGCTAACTCTTCGTTAGTAGGCTTCTCACCCTGGTTGTTATATACGTACTCGTCATAAACCTGCCTACGCACCTTTTCATCCTGAAGCACGCCCATAGCACTACGATACACCCGTTCTCCAGATACTTCTTCTTTCAATGCATTACCTGTGTATTGACCAGTCTGGGGATCAAATTGAGCGCCTCCAGACTTAATGGCATCAATACCCTTAACTCGCTCGTCAACGTTTTTACCAATGTCAATCTCTTCATAGAATTGACTATGCAATTCGCCTGGAGCAAAACCGGTAAACTTCAATCCCGCTGCAGCTCCTCCTTCTTCTTCGTAGTATTTTAATGCACGCCGCAGCTTATCTGCTTGGAATCCAGAGTAATCCTCTTCAGCAATAGCTGCTTCTAATTCTGCCAGCTTTGCTTGGTTAGACTGCAAGAGCATTAAGTTTTGGTCTGTAGCAAACTGACGAGCTAAGCTTCGAACACCACGGCTAGCGCTTTCTGGTGCTTCACTTAGTTGTTCAATCTGTTGCTGATACTTTTTCGTAATATCAGCCTTGGCCTGCTTATCGATATCCATTGTTTTTACAGCAGCCATCTGCTGCTCAATGGCATCCATATCAGCTAAGTTCTTGTCATACCGTTGTTGCAGTGTACTCGCTACTTGATTAAAAGCGTCTACTGGCGCACCCGCATATGTGCTGATATACGGGTTGACTTTAAACTTGTCGAAAATACTCATAGTGTAATTAGATTAAGCCTGCCGCTTTCATAGCTTCTAAGTTAGTGCCCATACGTCCTAACATATCACCTTCAAACTGTAATGCAGACAATCCTAGGCGTTGTAAATCTAACTGACGGTTTTGATTCTCTCCGTAAATCTGTCCCATCCTGAGACCAGCTTGTTGCAACATGTCTGCTCGAGCGGCACGTTTTTCGTTTTGAAAGTCGGTTTGCCGTTGTTGATTTTGAGCAGCAATCTGGGCGTTAATGTTTCTATTTTGCGCAATGTTTTGCGCGTATTGATTAGCTAGTTGCCGCTCTTGATCAATCTCACTAGCCATAGTTTGTCCCATCACACTCTGTGCTTGGTTAGCAGCGCTTCGTTTAAGAGCGGCAGCTACAACAGGGTTAGACACATTACGATCAATCATCGAATTCTCTTGTGTTAACTGTTGACGCGCTTGGGCATAGATAGGATTGTAGTTAAGGGCCGTATTCATACGTGCCAACGTTTGTGATGGCATGTCGACAGGACCTTTTACTTGCTCCATTTGATAAGCCGCGTACAAGTCCGGCAAAAACTGCGCGTATTGTGCTAGCTTATTTTGTTCAGGAACTAACTGTCCAAACAGGCTAGACATATTTTGACTAACTGCTTCAGCAGATCCATCGTAGCTTCTAAATGGATCTTGTCCTGCAACAGCATTATCATATGTGCCTACCTCTGGAGTTTCATAGTCTATTACATTACGAGCTGCACCTTCCGGCCCTTCATCTACTGGATCTTCGAATGTCAAGTCTACGTCTGCCAGATCTTCAAGTTGTCTTGTTTCAGCAACTGGTGTTTGCGTTTGATCAACTGGTTCTTCAAATGTGAAGTCAGCATCGGTTAAACTTTGCAATTCTTGATTACGCAAGAACTCAGGACTAGGTCTAGTACCCAACCCTGCTAATGGATCTAGAGGAAAGTATTGTCGATTACCTTGACGAAACCCTCCATCTAAGGGAGCAGTAGGGTCAAAACTTCCTTCGTATCCCGGGCGGAAGTCTGGATTGTATTCTGGTTCAATAGGATTAAAGACGCCGGGAGTTTGATTTTCCAATGCGCGGCGTTGAGCTTCTGCATTAGCTGCAATCTGTCGTTCTAACGCGCTTTGTCCAGGAATAGGAGCGGTACTAGTTACATCACGTGCATCTTGCTCAGCTTGTTGCTGCAGATTTAATTGAGCTTGATTAGGCTGTTGCGCTCGAGGAGCTACGTCAGGCTCAGGACTAGGCGTAGTACGCGGACCACTACGTGTTGGCTCTGGTTGAGGCTCAGTTTGTGTACTACTAGTAAATCCCGCTGGATATGCTTCTTGGAAAGCTGCAGCAGTACTACGATTTTTAACTACAGCGCTTTCATTTGCTAACCCCGCTTGAATTTCAGGGTTTAACAAATTGGCTCGCTCTAGTGCAGCATAACCTTGAGGGCTTTCAACAAGAGCAATAGCACTAGCCCACTTGTCCGTAGGAATTTCGCTAATAGGAGTATCCGGCGTAATGTTTTCACCGCCGGCGTTTAAGTAATCTACTAGCCGTGTGATATATCCTTTTGTATCGTTTTCAAACTTTGGAGCATATTTACTCATTGCTTCACGCAATGTGCTCTTTCCTGTAATACCAGTACCACTACGCCTTCCGTCTTTGCGTGTTCCCTGGTAAGTTTTTAATTGTTTGTTTAACGCATTCCAACCATCTTCCAACGTATCAAATCGAGCAAACTTCCGGCCATCGGGGGTAGTAATCTGTGGACGGTTGCCCCAACTAATTAAAGCTCCAACATTATACGTACGAAGCCCAAGCTCATACTGTTTGTCATCCCATTGATTAGCCGGAGTCTCAGGAGTTCCATCACCGTACTGGGGAATACCACCGTATCCCATCTGCATTGTGGGCTGTGGTTGTTTGCTTGCCTCTTGCGTATTGAACAAGGTTTCCATACCTGCCTGGACGCGTTGGATACGACGACCATAGTCTTGCATACCTACAGTGTCTCCGCGCTGTTGAGCCTCCTGTAACCGAGTTTGATACGTGTGCAGTTTTTTGGACATATCCTCCATCACTGCAGCGTATGTTTTTTTCTTAGCCATTAGAGTTTAGATAATTGGGCTACAAGTTCAGCCGGTACATGCAGCTGATCAGAATAAATGCGTGCGGATTCCTTTCCTTCCATACCTACACCTCCGCTAGGTGCACTGTGCTTATCGCCATTAATACGAGCGATAGTTTTAGTGATAGGAGTAACGCTACCGTTGTTATCTGTTTTGGGCAGATCTCCTGGTGCGTGTTGAATCATTTCACCTCCTTCTGCTAAATAGTCAGGATCATTCGTATGACCGCCGTGTTTCATTTGAGGCGGCATTAATGCCATTGGGTACTTGTTACGAATTTCTTTTGCTGACAAATCTTTAGTATACAACGTGTCAGCCATGTTACCGCCTTGTATTTGATACATAGTTTCACCAGCATCATTTACATATGACCCAATAATTACATCGCCATGCATGGGTGTAGATTTATTAGGGTCATACTGCTCTACTGTTTTTTTCATTTGGCGATAATTCATATCAGAATTAGAGCCTCGTCCTTGAGTCAATACAGTACCTGGCACAAATGATGTTTTTAAACTTGTGCGCCCCCCTGTAAAGTTAGCTTTGTTATCGCCAAACAAGACATCTTGCATATATCCCGCGTGAGCCGTGCTATTTTTAAATCCAGGATATGCTGTTTGCATAAGATTAGATACTGCACCTGCACTCCAAGCAGGCCGTAAATTAGGATCTGCTTCGGTTTGACTATTGAGCCACGTTCGTTGACCAATATTCATTAAGTCGTTATCAATGTATTCGGCAGCTAACGGGTGATTTTCTTTCATCATATTTCCCGTCATAGGATCAACCATTCTATTCATCTGCTGCGCAGCGGCAAGCTCTAACGCAGTTGGCATAGCTCCTGCAATTGCTTCAGGCTCTGTCTCTCCGCCTAAATTGTAAACTTGCTCCTTTATACCCTCGATAGGGAAGGTATTAAGAATAGCGCGTTTAGCTAAACTTTGGCTAGCTTCTGCAGCGCCTTCATTAGCACCGTCTACAACGTCTTGGTACCTAGCTTGAGCATCAAACTTTTTCTTTTGAGCAGCTCCTATTGCAGCACCAACACCTGCACCTACTACAGTACCGATAGGCCCAAGTGCAGATCCAATTGCAGCACCTTGTAATGCACCGCCTCCCATAGCACCTGCCTTACTATAGTTACCATCTTTTTGATCCCACTGCTGAATCTTTTTACCTAACAGTCCGACACCAGCAGAAGTAGCGGCACCCGCACCACTAGACAAGAATGTACCAAACTTACTACCTGCAACTTCTGCAAGCTTACTTCCTACACCAGTTGCATTAAACTTAGCTAGTGCCTCTGCTCCTTTCTTGCCAGCAGCTTTTTTCAATAAGTTGGCAGCTCGCGTAGTCTTATTGACTGCAGCGGCCATATTATCAAACTCTTGGGTATTTACCACGTTAGCATGTTGTTCTAACGCGCCTACAGCTTGTGTACCAAACTGATCTAATAAACCGCGAGCTAAGCTTGTTTCTCCGGATACAGAAAGATTAGATTGGTTTTCAGGAGGTGCAATACCTAATCCAGATACAGCATTAAGGTTAATACCTCCTGGCCCACTAAGCATTGCTTGAGGTGCAGTAACGCCAGGAAGACTAGGCATCTGAAAATTAAACGGCTGATTAGCAGGCAATCCGGCTGCGGGTGTTCCAGTTACAGGAGCAGGAGGTTGACGATAGCTTACCGGCATTCCCACTTGAGGTCCAGCTGTATTAATCGGACCTGCAAGTTGTAACGCTTGATCGTCTGCAGCCATCTGGTTTTGCAGTCCGACTTGCGGCATAAACTGAAACGGATCTGTATTTATAGAAGGAGGAGTAGAAGCAGCAGGCAAATTGTTGTTTGCCATAAACTGATTCATAAAGTTGAACTGCCCGGGAGTACCGCCTTCCATAACGGCATTAATAGATCCTCGTCTATAGTCTCCCATTAAGTTGGGAGGAATGTTAGCGTTAGCAAACTGGTTTATGGACGCCGCAGCAATTGAATCTGCGTCTAGCGTACCACTAAGCATGTGATTACCCGTAACTCCGCCATTAACAGGTACGGCACCTAGGTTATCTAAAAGTGTTGCGATAAAACCACCGGGAGGAGCAGTTCCTCCTGGGCCGTATTTTTTAATTTTTTTCCTCATCTTCAGGAAACCAGGGTGTTACGGTAAGTTCTGTATCACGCTTAGTTTTCTGTTTAGCCTGTTTAACAGACTTACCGTGAGTTCTAATACGCCCGCGTCCCTTGCCGTGTCGAGGGTTAGGTCTGCCCATACCTGAAATTTATATCAGCGGTATGAGACACGAAACTTAGCCGAGGCCTCACTTAAATATAAGACATCAGTTTCGGTTGGCAAAACGATTAATCGTATGCCTGCAAAACCTCCTCGAATCCTTTGTTGTTGGTACCAAGGCTTGTTTATATTAATTGTAGCTATGTATCCTCCTTGATTATTAAAGAAAGATTGAGCATTAGCCGCAGCAGTGTCGGCCATATTTCTAAAGTTGTTAAAGTTCCACGCTTCTTCAACAAACCGTAAGTTGCCATCAAGTGCTACGATGCCACTAATACCGTGTTCGTTGTATACGATAGCTTGATCAAACGAGGTGCGTAACTCTTGACCTATAGCTTCATCGTTATCTACATTGTATCGACGCGTGACCCAATTGAAGTTTTGGAATGTTTTAGTAATACTTCCTCCTTCATTAAAAATCGGCTCGATAAACGCACCATTGACAGCAGCACCGTTAGGGTTCATAGACTGCAGTAAATCCGAAGAAAACACTGTTACACCCGCTCGGTTCGTTCCATAGGCGTATACACGATAGTCATGGAAGCTAGCCCAACAGTCATTCATCTGACTGAAGCTAATGGTTTGATAATTTGTAACGCCGGCGCCGTTATGACGTGTAACTAAAATGCGATCGTACACAGGATCATAGCCTACGCTATAGCCAATGCCAGCATACGGACTGTAGCCGTTTGGTGTAAGCCCGGCAAAGTCTTCTCGGAAGTACCGTCGCATGCCTTTTAATGCTAGATCAGATAACGTATTGTCTAGCCTGAATACGCTCCCTGTATATGGATCAACAAACACATAACCAGCTTTAGTCAGCCTTGTGTCGGTATGCTTACGAATACCTCCGTAGCCTTCTTCGGTTGGCACTAGCTCTACAGGTGGTGCACGAAAGATATCTCCACTGCCAACAAACACTGAGAAAGCACTTGTATCTAAAGTCTCTTTACCCATGGTCTTGTAAATACCATCGGTATGGTGGATGATTAGTTCTCCAGCATAAGACTCAATGTTTTGAATAGGTCCCTTGTTTAGTGCATTGTCGTAATAGTCTAGAGGCGCAAATAGACTCCAGTTAATGGTGTCTGACTCATAGTTTTGTTTTGCGCTACGTACAATACGGTTGGGGTAGTAGTATACTTCTTCATTACGCCCAGACGTAAAAGCAGACTTATAGTCGTTCTTCTTATATACGTGTACTGGGTGATTAAAGCCGTTGGATACTTCAGGGGCACCTGTGTATTGAGTACCAGCAAAAGTGCGGTTAGGTCCAGTCCAATAAGCAACCCACGTAGCGTAATAGATATCTACGTTTTCATCCAACAGTAGCGTTGGATCAGCCATGTCTTCAAACGCCTGCAACACATAACTGTATGTCATGTACGTACGTTTATCTGCTACGACTACCTGAAGATCTGTACCTGTATCAAACGGCTCTCCCCCATCCCACTCACCTAACACCGGCTTACGGTAATCGTTGTTGAAGTCAAAGTTACCACTCCAGTTGTTTGGATCTTCAGGTAAGTCAGCTACGGTTGAGCCTGTTTGAGTGTGTCCTAAAATATGCTTAAGATTTCGTGTACGGTTAGGGTGAGCTACAGCATCGCCGCCCCACGAGATTTTAGACATGTCTGTATTAGACAAATCAGTTTCTAAAAAGCTACAACGAACTAACTCTACGTTGTCTAACTCAGTGTACCAATTACTAGGATTGGTATTTTCAATCATAAAATATGTACCAGAGTCCAAGGTACTTAGATACGCATCTTTACTTCCATACACTGCATCATATCCAGACACCGTGCTATTAAAGAGACGCTTACTTTGATCGGTATCACGGGCTAAAACATTTCTATTAATAGTTTCTGCACCTTGTACATATGCTGTCTGGCCGCTTGTATCTAGAGTAGTGTCTCGTACAATTAGTTTGTTTTCTCTATGCCGAGTAGAAAAAATAATACCGTCAGTGTTGCCTGGCAGGTATTCAAAGTCAAATGTAGAAACAGCCCCAACCGGCTGTGTCATACCACTTACGTCATGCCAGTTTGCTGAGCCGTTGGTATGAGGTTTATAAACTGCACGTAAACGACAAGTACCTAATACTGGTTGCAAGTCGTTTAAATATGCATCATAGCAACCATGAGCATCAGTAGGATATACTACCTCCTGGGTGTCGTCTCCGTTAACTCTATGAAAATGTGCGTCGCCTGGCTGAAAGTATGCCATGACGTTACGAGAGTTTGCATTGCCCTTACTATAAAAAATGCTGTATCCTGCAATATTATCTTGGTCTGCAGCAGGGATAACCACATTTGTAGCAACAACTCCAATGTCGGTCATTGCAAACCGATTGTTCTTAAATGCAGCTTGAGGTGAATTAGAATTACCAGATACCGTCGATACATAGTCTGCAGTTTGTTGAGCTCCCCACGCCTCTCCAATCAGTGCAGGATCAGGCATTACATGGAGCATATCTCCTTCTCCATTGCTAATACTGCCTAGGTTTCCCATGTACTCACTACCAGTACCATTAACACGATTCCAACGAGTGTCACCGCCCAGTAAATTAGTTTCTAAATCAGCATTAACTGAGTTAGGCGTAATACGATACGCTGGTGTCCAGGTACTATCTTTTAGTAAAAAAGCAATGTAAAAAACATAGGCACAGCCTGGCATAAAGCCCATGCTCATGCCGTAATGATCCGGCAGGGCAGGAGGCATATCTGCGTTAATTAGATCTGTTTTAATTTGACGATACTGACCCGCCCAATACAATGCTTTGCTGTCTAAGTATTGAGGCGCTCCCTCGTACCTATCTCTAGAATCAAAGCTCCATTTTAGCACAACGTTGTTCGCAATATCCTGACCATCAATCGTTAGCTTGCTTACGTTAGCTAGGTACAATCGATCATCTAACACGGACAATGTTTCTGCCGTACTGTACATGCCGGGTGGCACAGTCAGCTGATCAATAGAAATGTCTGTATTAATGATCTCTCCAGACCATGTAAAGTTTGATTCGGTAGTGCTTCGTTTAGCAACATAGTATGTGTTCACCACCTCGTTTTGGTTGTGAGCCACATAAATACGGTAGTTTGCATACTGAGTATCTAGCCCATCAAAACGCAGTTTAATCTGCGCTTTAACTTGACGATCCTCAATACCTACACCAATTTTAAATGCGCCATAGCTTGGGCTAAATGGTGTAAGGTTATTGTCATCTACTTCATATGCAATGAAAAACGTATACGTGCCTGTAGCAATACTGCCAGCTTGAGCCCACTGTGAATCGCGGGCTACAACGTTCGGCCACGTAGCTTCTGGAAACAAGGGATACACAGTAACCGTAGTCTGTGTATCAGGATCTTCCATAATAATGTATACAGGAATACTTACCCCGTCAGTCCAAGCAACTACGTAATCTCCATTAGGCTTTTCATAGCTTACACCTTTAATGGGATTCTCCGGCCTCCAAGGACCTCCACTCACAGTAGCAATCCGCTGGTAAATGTTACCAGTAATATGTACAATATGATTATCCGTACCATCTACCCAGAGTACGGCAATCTGTTGATCTTGTGGTAAATCAATAAATCCACAAAGCTCAACTGTAGTAAATGTACTTAAGTCGTATTCATTATCACGACCTGAGCCAAGATTTTCTAGACCTCCTTCAGTGCGAACACTGAAAGTAGTGTGATCTAATAAGATATTACGTGCCCACCTATACGAATCTTGCGGCTGATCAATACGAGCCGCATCTTGCTTCATACCATTATAAAACTTCATCGATCAAGACGTTCTTGAGTTTCATTCCCAATAAAGAAATCGGAGTGTCGATTGATCATTGGAACCATGCGAACGAACATGTTCTTCATGGTTTCCATCTTGTCGATGCTCGGGAAGCTCAGGTCGTTCTGTGCAGCTACACAGTAGTGCCCCCACTTGTCGTCCGCTACTTGCCAGTTGAAGACAGGATGGACATAACCGCCCATCATCATTTGTCGAATGATGTACCATTCCAATGCTTGCTTTACATAAATGTTGTCGGGCACCTGCGGAAACCCATCGTTATCGGTAGGGTATGCAGTATAGTGCAGTTTAATAGTGCCTTCTTCAAAGCTGGTAACAATGTAGCCGGCATTGATAAGGTAATACTCACTGGCGACTCTACGATCTTTTGTAAACTTTAATGTAAACGCAGGACTACTGTGGTCATCAGTAGGATTGGACTCTGCTACAGCGACAGTATAGACTTGAGAGTTAGCAGGTTCAGCGCTTGTAGTGCGAGTATCTGCAGTATACCCAGTAGTGTCAGTCCCATACACAAGACCAGTACCTTCATATTCGACTTGAATAAGCTGATACAAGTCGCAAGGAATTTCGGCTTTGTGATCGACAACGGTTAATTCTTTACTTCTGTGATCGAAGATACCATGATATCCAATGAAATCTAAAGCCTCTCCAATCCATTCGACTGCGTCCATAGTCCATGACGAATCAGCCGGCTTGAGATCCCGGTAGACTTTAGCAATAACTTCCTTAGTAGAGATAAGGCGATAGTTCATGACTTGTAGTTCGTTGCGGCGAACGGATTACTACGCAGTCGTTCCACCAGTTTGCGCTTTATTCCAAGCTTGCCTCCTGTAGGCTCAAACTTGTATACCGACTTATTCTTTACTTGTGCCTTCCTTTTCTCCCAGTTCCACCGATAATAATACTCGTCGGTGTAGTAGACGAACCCTTCTTTGAAGCCTTGCTCGTCCCACATTTTACGGGTTTCATTCCAATCTATAACCTTACTAGAAGGTGTACGTCGGATCTTCTTAATGTAAATGTTTCCAAGCCTGTGTCCAAGGTTAAACTTGGCGCCTGCTAAAATCTTTTCTGTCAGCTTAGTATTAAAGCTTTCTAGGATAGCTCGGTACAAAGGGTAAGTCATGTCAGTATCCGGGTTCTTTTTCTTGTATGCCCGGTACATGTCTTTAGCTCCTAGCCGATCTTCATTCAGTTTCAACTTGGTCATTGTCCTGCATCATGTCAGCTTGCAGCTGTCCTAAAATTGCTTCTGTAACTCGTTGCGTCATATCCATAGTCATAGGATACTCTGCGTCGTGATCTAAACAACCAAGATTTGCAACTCCATCTTCGCCTCCAGTAGCGGGAGACTCGCATGCCATACGCACCTCTACACACATCGGCGCGCCTTCCGTGATATACAGGTAGCGATCTTTAAAAAAATACTTAGGCTGCCCCTTGGTCCACTTGGAGGTAATGGCATAAACAACTTGCTCAGGTGCAACGTACTGGTAGCTTTGTCCACCGCCAGGAGCTCCCACATAGACAAAACCACTTTGCCCTTTTAAATTGATAGGCGTGCATAGCTTTTCTTTTGACTTAAGAATCTTGCATGGCAGGCTAACACCACAAGCAGCAACAGCGTCTACCCATTCCATTTCAACGGTGCTAGTCTGTACAAACGCATCAGGAATATTAAAGTTAGTCTGAGCATCTCGACGCAAGAAGAGCGCGCGGAAATATTCAATCTGAAACTTAATCCGATTGATAAATACCGGATCTGTGTTTTTGTCTACAGCTCCAGCAATGTTGAATGCGATTTGATTAAGCGTCGCCATTGTATCGGATGTCTTGAATCTTCTCTACAGTACGCCCACCAAAGTATGCACCGAAGGCAAGCATAGCGAGAGACTGAATTAAGTCTACGTACGGCTCAGGAACATCAAATCCCCAAGCGGTCCAACCATCTAAAAACGTAAATAGGAAAATAGTGCCTAACAAGCTTAACAAGCTTACAGGACGAACCAGCTTTGTAAGACGTTCAGTAGTAGTGTTATCACTTTGCCAACGTAACGTAGTATTTTTTTCTACGTCCATCTTATACATAAGCAACATAGCTTCTAGCTCATATTGCTTTTGAGCTGACAGCACACGTGCTCCCAAAATGTTTTCTGCAACTTCAGCAACAGCTCCTCCGCCAGGAATTGCAGATAATGCAGCAGCAGCAAAGTCTCCTAAATGATCTTTGTTCTCCTTGAACCATTTAACTAACTTGCGTTCACTCCACTCTTTAGGATCTCCTTCAAACGTCATTGCTTATTTTTTGCAGTGTAAATAGTCATAGACTGTTTTGTATCGTCTGGCGTAACCACGTCGATAGTTAGTTTAATACTATTACGGTCAACAGGATTTTCTTGCAGGGTCATGTTGAATTGCTGCAGAGAATAAAAGTTACTGTCTACCTCAATTACACCAGTATTCCATGTAACCTGTTGTGGTGTAGATAAATCACTAGGCACCGTAGTAAACAAGTCATACTCGTCCCAGTTAATAGGCTCAGAAGAACTAGACCCAATACCATGTCCTACGCCGCATCCGGTAGCAAACAACAGTAGTAACGGAAAGAGGTATTTAACCTTATTCATCAAATTGAAATAACTCAGGTGTAGTGTGAAGTACCTTGTACCGATAGTGAGTTGTAAGCTGTCCGTCATCGCTGTTAAACACAGTTACAGGAACAACTTCTTTTTTTACAGGCACTAAGTTTAATGCTGCAGAGCACACAGCGTAACCCATAAAAAAGTTTATGGCTACGCGTTTAATCATCCTAACTTGACAGAAAAATTCATGAAGGTCAATCCGCCCTTCTTATCTCCAAAGTCATAGAAAAAATCGTATACTGTAACCTTGCCTAAACGCAGTTTACATTGATACTTATCACCCTGTTTGTTCGGGTTTTTCCAACCATTTTGAATCTTCATGGTGCAAAGAGTTTAGCGAAGGCAGTCAATAAAATGTGAGCTGCTTCGTTATTAGTAAAATACAGTGCTGCAATAAAGCCAGCAATACGTGCGCAATACTTTTCTAATAGCACGTCTGACTTATCTTCCTTTGGTGTATCCTTGTTAGAAAGACTTAACACAAGGTAAGTCTTTTTGCTATTAGTTCCTAGCCAGCTATAATGAACTTTAGCGTTCATAATTTTTTAGAATTAGGACGAATACCATATTCACCAGGAACGAGTGTGATCGTCACGTCTTCTCCACCATTTACTAAGTATGTAAATGTATTTGGCTCAGTGAGCTCAATGGTTTCATACGTTGCTGTCCAGGTACCATCCTCATTTTGATCACACTCATCAAGTGTTTGCTCATTGTAAGAAAAAGCAAAGTTTGGAGCGCTAGGGTCAGTCCAGTACTCTTGTAACTGCTCTTCAGATAATATTGTTATTGTATAGCTTGCCATTATCTTACGTAAAGTACAATTCCTACTTTTTGACTATTTGGGCTCATCTGGTTGTAGATTACAGATGCGTAGTCTATCGTGTTTGTTGATCCAACCGCATTTGTTATGTTGGCTGCATCTTTAAATGATGTAAAGGAAGAGCTTGTAGCAGTGGCTGCTTTGGTGTCATTCCACCCGTCGTTTCCAGCACGGATTCCCCACTCTCCATTCTTTTTAAATAAGCATCCCCTAAAGTCGCTGTCATAACTAGACTGGAACCTAAACCCTTCAATCTCTTCCCAGTCAGTATCAGAGTTGGCAAGTTGGTAGGTTCTATTTGTAGTCATTCCAGTGAATGCATATTGATACACGGAGCTAGAGGAAGATCCGTATAGCTGACCTCCTTTAATAGCAAGACCACCAAGAGAACCCATAAAGCTTTTTTCCCAATTGGTGTCTGTTCCTATTTGGGCCATGTACACCTGATTAGATGAAGTGCCAGTTCCTGCATTTCCATAGTTGCCCCATCCACACGCATAAAACTCTCCGCTCTGAGTGACAACCCCAATGTTGTACTGTCCAAAAGAAACATGGGCTACGTACTCTTCAAAGTTTGTAGTTGAGTTGGTCTTACTTAAAGTGGGGGTCTGAGTAGTTCCACTCGTAAGGCCGTTGCCCAGCCTACCGTTATTGTGGTACCCACTTACATAAAGCTTACCCGTTGTTGATGTAGGTCCTTTTACCGCTGCAATTCCGTAAGGGTATGACGAGGACGTAGTAATTGATATCCAATCAGTATCTGTTCCAAACTGAGTCCAAGTTTGATAGCTCGTTCCTACGCCTAAATAGTACGTGAGGTTGCCTCCAGTGTAGTACATACTTCCAGACTCAATGGTTATACAACCTTGAATGGTTGCAGACATATCATCTACTCCAGTTCTAGCCAACTGAAAACTTGTAGACGTTCCAGTGCTAGAGTTTCTACCTATAAAGTTGTAACTAGCACCTACAGCGCAAGTGTAAAGGTCTCCGTTTGTATCCAAAATGTAGGCCCCATATCTAGTAAAATCCATTTTTTTTACTGGGTAGCTACTGCCTGTCCAGACTTGATAACTAAATGGAGTTTCTGCAGCTGGAAATAAATCAGCAGCCAGTGGCTCACTAGGAGCCGCATCATAGCCCCACACAAGAAGACCTGTAGAAGATGGTTGGTATCCACCACTTGTACCAGATGGCACAGTAATATCATTAATTGTTGCAATATCTGCCATAGCGATACTATTTACTGTAGCTGTACTCATTAGGTAACAGTAATGTAGTCCTGAGACGGATCAAACATAAGGACACCATTAACATCATCTGTTACATAACCAGCTGCACGAATAACCGCACCCGTCGGGGGAGAACTTGGAATAGTATCCATAAAACGACCTGAACCACCTTGTAACGTAGACACATAAAGTCTACGGCCCAGCGAGAACAAATTAGCGTAGCTGCTATTTTTAATAATTCCTCGAATTAGAATTTCGGGAGTAGAAGCGTTTACGCAAATACCTAACATTCCAGTAGCTGTATTAGTAGAGGTACCATATGCTTCTTCCCATGCACCTGTAGTGGCAAAGTAGTACAATTCACCTACTGTAAATCCACCACTTGGTGCTGAGCCGAACGTAACTACATCCCCAGAGTAACCATTACCTGTAGGTACAGTAAGAGTACGTTGTGCTCCAGATCCGCCCGATTGATTAACAAACTCTACAGCATTACCTGCAGCATTAACAGCTAAGACCTGACCAGTACTACCAAACGTTGCAGGCGTATCTGTTAATCCTAAAAGTGTACTTGATCCTGAGCCGCCAGCTGCAGCAAAACTTAGCGTACCGCTACCATTTGTGGTTAAAACATGGCCATTACTACCGTCAACGGTAGGTAAGGTAAAGGTCCCTACAAACGTAGTTAGGTTAGCATCATGCGCTTGAGCATCAATACCAACTACAGGAATAACCGGTTTATTGGTTAAGCTGTTGTAGTCACCATCAAAAATATCAGAGTCATTACCAAGCTTTACCCATGCTCCTCCGTGCGCAAAATACATAGCACCATCTGCATGGCTGTGTGCAATAGCGCCATGCCATGTACTTGCACTTGGAAATGCTGCGGTACTTGCATAGTACTGTCGAACAGGTTGAGCAGCAATAGTTGAGTCATCTTCAATAAAGTCACTTACATCAGCGGCAGCAGCAGTACCTAAAGTAGGTTTATTTTGAATGAAAGCATCTGATGCAGTATTAGCTTCATTCCAATCCGATTGTACATTAACTTCTGCCCCAGTATCAATACCCAATAATTTCGTGCGCTCTGCACCAGTAATAATCTGTCCTGAACCAGCATTAGTTACATCGTTGTGTACGGTTACACTGTCTGTAAGGTTTCCTGTAGTGTTTGTTTGTAAGGTGCTAATATCACTAGCATTTGCGGCAATAGCAGATGTATTTAATGTTACTTGACTGCTATTGGTTACATCGGCATCAAAGCTTCGTGGTTGCGGTACACCGCTAGAATCTCCCCTCCAATATTCACCTGTAGGTAGATTAGGTAGATCGTTAACACGTCCGGCACCCATAACAATAAGAGAGCCTGCAGATACGTTAGATCGTTTAACGATTGCAACTTTTTGAATTTGACTCGTGCCTGTAGGTTTGGTAGTAGTTAAAACGCCTGGCGTAGAGTCGATATAAAGGGCGTCTCCTGCAGTGTAACTACTTGTGTCTAACCCAAAGATTGAACCTGAGATGACCACAAGGCCTTCAGCTCCTGCATCAATATCATCGTAAAGAAGACCAATAGCAGGATAGGTATTAGTACCATCGTTATCTGCTAGCTCGATCTCGGGTTTACCGCTAGCAGCAGTACCACTTACATAAACTGGCTGCCCTTTTGTAAAGTTTGTACCCGTGGCATTCTTAGCCTCAACTGTAACTTCTGGATACTCAGGGATCCAATTAGTCCCATTCCAAAATAACACTTGACCAATCTCGGGTGCAGTGGTAGATGTGTCTACATCGCTGTGCGTATCGATGCTACCATCTGCGCTAACCTTGGCTGTATTTAAAGCAATGGCTGTAGTGTTATTACCAATGGCAGTAGTATTGTTTGATACTGACCCTTGCAACGCACTAATATCTGAGTCATTGCTTTGAATAGCACTTAAGTTAGATGCAATATCAGTCGTATTACCACTAATAGCGGTAGCATTAGTCGAAATACCAGCAGTATTAACACCGATAGCAGTAGAGTTAACACCAATCGCCGTCGTATTTGCATTGACACCTGAGGTTAAAGCGTTGTCTGCTGTAATACGAGCGGATGTTTCTGCAGCTAAATCTGCGATAACTTGAGTTAGATCTGCATTAGTTAGCTCAGTCCAATTAGCAACATTAGTCCAATCGGGATTTGTTACACCAGCTGCAGTATAGAAATAGATCTGTGTTCCTACTGCAGCTAAAAAGTTTGTATTACGAAAGTTGATACCTAGGTCATCGCGGTTTACGGTGCCGCCTGTAATAGCATCAAAGAATCCAATACCGCTTACATGGTTGTCTCCGACAGATACAATAGGATCGCCTGGCGCAGAGTTTTTAATTAGCGCAGGAAGTCCAACAAATACGTGGTTACTATTGCTCATGCGAATTTGATATAGTTGCCAGAATCGATTTGACCAATGCTTTGACCACGCAGTAATTGCATTGTCACTGATGCGCTTTGATTATTTGTATACACAAACGATCCGCAGTTTACTACTGTGGTGGTAATATCAAACCCGTCAAAACCTTGGTTAGTTGTAACTGTGGTTACATCATCCCAATGACACTGAGGCATACATGCATACCAGTAGTTAGTTGTATTTGGATACGTCAGTGTAGTTTGTAAAAGACTTGTAGCGTGAAGCAGATTACGCTCTACTGTAGCATTATTTGTGCCAGCTAAACAATCGGTAATTAACTGGTTACCAGTAGTGTTGTTTACAGCACCTGCATTAATCTGTGTTGCACTAGTGAGTATAAATGTTTTAAACAATACCGTGTAGTAGTCTGTATCAGCCGATATTGATGCTCCGTTTGTGTCTTGAAATCCACTAAGTCGCAAGTAGTATGTATTCTGTTGATTCTTATTTGTTCCCGTTTGGCCAGCATTCGATGCTGCTACATTGTACGTAACACTCTTGTTAGTAATGTTATAAGGAGATGCGGTGTGTGCTACACCTGTCCATGTTTGATCGTCTGTACCTACAGGGTCAAAGTAGGTAAGCGTACCAGTAACAGCGGCATCAACATTTTGAGGATTAGTAATAGTCCACGTAATGTCTGTTAAAGTATCTGTAGACCCGTGTTCGATATTAGTGTTAGGCAGACCTGTTCCATTTACATTATTCAACACTGGTGTCTGGTAGTGGATGAGAATATCTCGTAATACAGTCTCTACCGAGGTACCTTGTGCATACGTACCTGGGTCTGTAAAAAACAGGCTTAACTCTGTAGGATCTAACGCCTGTGTTAACGCACCGGTTGTTAAACCGCTTACAGTTGTTTGAAGTGAAGTAATGTCACTAGTATTAGTGTTAATAGAACTGGTGTTACTATTAACTGTAGTAGTTAAGCCCGTAATATCATTAGCGTTGTCACTAATACCAGTAGCGTTAGTACTAATATCTGAAGCATTTGTTCCAATTGCGGCTTCGTTGTTTACTACTCCATCTTCTAAATCTTGCAGCGCACCTTTAATGGTTTCATTGTCTGCAATAATATCTTCTGTAAATGTTCCTAAATCTGTGCTTCCCGGGGCTACACCTGTTAGCGCAGCCAACACTTCACCGCCTCCCCCGTAATAGTTTGTGATGTTTTGAGGGGACACCACTACCGTATGTTGTGTAACCTGCTCAGTAATCTCTAATGTAACTGGACTAACTGTTTGCGTAACAGCTACCGTATTGACTACTGGCGATGTTTGAGTGATCGTCAGCGAAGCCATCAGTACGCACTGTTATCGTTAATCTGAATCTTCCCTTCTAACAGTCGAAGTTCAGGATTTCCGGTAAGATCAATATAGTAGATACCTTGAGGGAAGGTAAATGCATTAATCTCTGCAGTCGTGAGTTTAATGACAAACAAGCCATTAGCTAAGTCGTTACCTACCTCTGCAGTTAGGTCCTTAGTGAGAGATGCAGTAACATCTGCAGCATTATCCTTGATGGTCAAGTTGATTGTGCTGCCAGATAAATCGATTGTAGCATCAGCATCATCCTTATAGGTGATATTGACTACTAAGTCTTGATTCTTCTCTGCAGTAATATTGTAAGTGCCAGCTGCCATTACATAAGAGTTATGTCGTAAACGTTCGGCTTTCCAGCCCCGTTGTTTTCGATGATTGTAATTCCGCTAGAGCTAGTCCAGCCACTTGATTCGCTGTAGAAGTTTCCTGTAAACAAGGGTGCTACGCTTAGTGCTCGATAGTTTGCTTGATCCCAATACACTTGGTCTACCTGCCTATACTGCTTCTTCCCTCGACGGCTATGCCAATGGCCTCCTAATAAAATATTGTATACACCTTGTGCTCCATACTCCCAAAACACTTTAGCCATATCATTCTTAGCTACACCTAAATGGTTATGCGTCATGATATACTGTATACCGTCGATCTCTTTGGATACCAACATGGGATCCCATGTTACAGACAAAGAATCATTACTCTGTTGTAACATGAAAGCTAAAAGCTGAGCAACTCCGCCCCGAGGATCAAGGTCAGTCTTGATGCTGGTACGGTCATGGTTACCGCTGATTACGGTGATGGCTCCCAGGTTATGGATCTTATCTAGAAAGTCGCGTAAGATCTTATAGGCCATGATCACTACGTTTGATCCGTAGCCACCGTATTCTAACTCTTGCCAAGTGTTAGGATGATTGAGCCCAGTAAAAGATTCAATAAAGTCGCCTAACAAGACAAGCTCTACGGTTTCGTACTTGCGGTGGTTAATCTGACGAGCAGCTTGATCCAATCGACTGACAATTACATCATAGCTAAAATCATCAGTTAACTGAAGGTCCTTCACCTTAGCGCCTACATGCATGTCAGCAATCACAAGTACGCCAGTACCGGAGCCCTGAACTACCCGTGGTTTAAACTCCTGTACCACGTCTTGATATGAATCCATCAACTCTTCGATAGAGTATCCAGATACATTCAGCCGTGGTACTAGTTTGAGCTTTACTTGGTAATTCGTAGATACCCCAGTATCCCAACTGTTAGCAGTCCAACTCTGGACTTCCCATTTATTGGTATCGACTTCAAAGAACGCTATCGCTTCATCGAGTGTAGTAATACTACGAGAGCCACGATAAGATAGTTCTGTCTTACCGTCGTTCTGAGTGCGCGTAACCTGCTGATGCATGCGATGCTGTGGGTTTGTAGATGCTGCTTTGTACTCAGAGATCTTACGCCTCAGAGTACGATGCTTTACTTCTACTGTATCTTCTTGCTCTAGAATGAGCGTGGCCAACTTTCGATTACTCTCAGAAGGCCAATCGGCAACGTATTGCCGTATAATATCATTCAGCTTCATGTGAGGTAGAACTCACATTAATATAAGACATATAGACTTAAGACTACTTATAGTAAAGTTTGATGTCAGCTAAAAGACCGACCATGTAATTAGCCTCCATAAGGTCAAGCTTAATAATTGCTCGTACTGTAGACCTTACTGAGGAAGTATTCCAGTTAGCACCTGGAGTTGGATTAAAATTATATTTTAACATCCGCATACAGGATTAGTGCCTTCTAAAAAGTCAGATAATACTTGAATATCAGCGTTGACTTCAGTGTAGAAATCTTGATTAAACGCAGTTGGAGCTGTTTTAACACGCTCTCGGATCAATTCTAATAAACCTAAAGCCTTGACAAACTTGTCTCGTAAGCTAGCGTTTAACTTACAATTACACTGTGACTCTTGAAGCTGTTCAGCCAATGTTATAATTGCGCCTTCAATAGTAGGAATTACAAGTAAGTATTGACTTTCATACTCGTTTGATCCAGACCCTGTCTCTAAGGCATAATGATATAATCCCTCAGGTAAAGAAGTTGCCGTCCACGCTAATCCTGTACCATCAAACGCGGTATAAACCCCATTAGTTGGATCACTTAATTCTGCTAAAAGTGTAGTTGAAGTCACTACTACATTAGTCGTAGTAAATCCAATACTAGCAGCGAAGGGAACGTTATCTGCAACATACAGAGATGTAAAATCTGGAAAAGTAAAAAACGTTTCAAACGTGATTACTACATCTTGTTGATTCGTAAAGATTGTGCCAGCAATAACAGAAGTTGAAGGGTTTACAAAACGTGTAAATGTTTGAGGCATAACGTATTAAATAAAAAAGGGGGGTAGAGCTATCCCCCACCCCCCTTTCAATGATTAGTAAAAATGATCAGCTATCGGCAATCGGAGTACCGGAAGCAATAGCAACACTCTCGTCGAACAAGAAGTGAAACTCCTCTACATCTTGGTAGCTAGCGCCCGTATTCTTGTCAAACTTTACTTCAGACACTTTTTTAACCACGTGAAGATCGTAGTCCGCAGTTCCTAAAGCTGTAGCAACATTGGGCTCGACGATGGGGAAACCAACGCGGTTAGTCCGGCCATACTGGTCAGCAATAAAGTCTAAAGCGTATTGCTTAGCCTGTTCATTGTTGAAACCCTGCGGTAAAACGGCCAGCACAGACGAATTTCCTGCACCTCCATCATAAGTTTGAGCACTACCGTCATTGGCAGCAACTCGGAATAAACGACCGAGCGGCATAGTCACTGTAATTGCAGTCGTTGAGGATCCGTCAGCAGCCACGTCAATAATGCCTCCATCGCCGGCAAGAATTTCTTTACCGTCAGAATTAGCAATCAGTTCCGTAATAGTAGTTCCAGTGAACGTCCGCCGCGGGAACTTTTCCCGACCATCAGTAACGTCAATAACAGTTAAGTAAAATTCTTCGCCGCTCGCAACGCCATTGTAGTCAACGACAATGACACCTTCAGTTCCTGCGTTGTAATTGTCAACGTAGGATCCAGCAATTAAGCCAGAAGTTCCATCAACGGTTGCTCCCATTTCAGCGAGAGTAATAACAGCAGCATCGCCATTTACATCGATTGCGCCGTTTAACGCAACGGAGCTCATAATGCGAAGGCTCTTTTTGGTATTAGCCATGGTATATAGGTATTATAGGTTATTCAGATTGAGAAAGCTCGATGGAACTGCTCTGGTACCGTGGAGACTCAATTGCCTCCAGAATATTCTTAACGGCAATATCTACTATCTCCTGGTGTGTATGATCAGCCAACTCGCTCGTCTGATTTAATTGTAAGTCAATTTCTTGTGGCGTCCTAATATAATCTAGCGAGATCCCTTCTAATATAAAACTTTCGTTGTCTTGAAACACCGTAATGTCGGTCTCATTTAAGGTAGCTAAAGGCGTATCAATCTGACTACGCGAGAACGGATCCTGTTGCAGGAAGTATACCTCCATGTTATTTACAATGCGTACAGGCACTGTAAACAAGGGGCCACTAGTATCAGCAGGCTGGCAACGATTACGGTAAATGCGGGCCCGTAAGTTGACCAAAAACATGTAATCGACTGGCAAGTCATATTGTTGAGAATCAGCACCGACTTGCGCTGCAACGTCGTCAGTGTAGTTAATTGCTAAAATCTCACGTAAGTCATCTAACCGCTTTTGGTTAGCGACAAAGCCCAAGCCCTTTACATCAGAATGTGCAAATGCCCGACCTTTAACAAAACGTTCTTGAGCGCGATTAAGCCAATAGTCAATCTCGTCCTCAAGGAAGTTATCATATGCATAGCTTCCTACTTTCTGTAAACCTTGATCAACAGCATAATGTAGCTCTTGTACGGTCATTGTGTAATTGTAATACCGATGTCCACCTTAAGCTTACAATCCTTCCAGGTAGCGGAATGGTTTGCGCTGTTTACCTCATCGATAATTGCGTCAACAGCTGCGTCGCTAAGCTTTAACTTAATACGCAGTTTTTCTAAGTCTTCTAACGTATTGATTCGGTCGGCAACAGATAAGGCTCCTGTAGGGCCAACATTAGCACCTCGAACGTCAGGAAGTGATTGAAGCGACGGGCTTTGTAACCCGATTAACACTTCGTCATTCTGGACACCCCCTTCGTATAACCATGCATACAATCCAATGTGAGGATCTCCCGTACCGTTATGTACAACAGTATAGTTAGAGCCGTCTTGTAAAGCACTAGGAGCAATAGCTGCACTTGCATATGCTGATGCATTAAAATGCACATAGACATATGTACTATTCTCAGCTTGAATAGGAACTAATGGCGTATAGGCTAATCGTGTGGCAAAGCTGCCCCCTGTAGCATCTGTATTGTAAGTAGCGCTGGTAAAAATGTTTTGCAACAATGAGGCTAAAACTGGATTGTTTGTACCGTCCCACGTACCTGCAAGCAACGCCGCACTATCTGTAGCATTTAAGCCATCGAACTTGCCTGTATTGGTATCAGCATTACCAATAGTAATAACCGTATCTCCGACAGTTACAGTGCCGGTAATAACACAGCTAGTAAGTGGCGTTGATCCATCGACCTGAGTAAAAGTATTGGTAGCAGTTGCCATCAAGTCTCTCGTAAACTCAGGTTGTACAAAGAAAGGATTTGCGCCACCATCTACTTTGTAACCAAAAGTTTCAGCTCCATCAAACCGGAGTTCTAATTCTTTTGGCACACTGCCTGCAACGATTGTTCCAGGTTGTAAAATCTGAACCTCTCCGCCATCTACAGTTGCAGTCGTTTGAGCCAAATTAACCGTAGTGCTTAAGTTGTGATGAAGCACACGCGCTGCAGTAGTTGTAGTAGGCTCCGTAGTTCCTAAAGCAGACCAGGAGTCATTACTTGCCCAGCTATCTACACTCGTGCCTGTAAACTGATACAAAGTACCAGCATCAACACCGTTGGATACAATAGCTAAGTATCCTAAGCAACGTTGGTTTGCATTAAGACTCTGCGCTTCAATGAGAGTATCAAAGAAGCCAATACCCTGCACTTTGTTTTCGCGCAGATCGACTAACGTATGAACGGAACCTGCGCCTGTGCTCAGGTTAGTGGGAAAATTAACAGCCATTAGGTAAGTTCAATTGCGGTAGAAGTTGCTGTAATAGAGCTTAGATTATTGAAGTAATGCAAGCGGTAAGGAACAGCAGATGCTCCCGGGTCATCGATTAAGTTGAATCCAGTGGGACTCATGTCAAAGTTGGCTAGTCCAATAGTGGTAAAGTCAGAGCTACCAGGTGTGCCGCCAATAGTATAAGTAAGCGTACTACCAGGTTGTGCCGGATTTACTGCAGGAATCATAAAATAGTGACGAACAGTTCCTGCTGGATATGCCGTCCAGTCTGTCTCTGTATTAGCCCACACTTCGCGATAATCGGCTACAGCGTCGACTTTAGTTACAGTGCTAATTATTGTATTTGGAGAGGTAAATAATGCAGGCAATAACGTAGGATCGAGAGCAAAAGTGCTTTCAACAATTGCTGCAGACAGCGATGATTCATTAACATTGATCAAAAACGCCGGTAAAGCGTGAATGATCTGTTTGGTTCCAGTTAAGGTTTGTCCGCTATCAGTAGTCACGCTGATTTTAATTGTTTGTGTCCTAAATGCGTTGTTCAACAATAGAGGAAGAGTCGAAGTCGTTTTACCGACGGTATTATCAGCCGGGCTATCGTACGAGTTCGTACCTGTCAGAATCGGAATAGATCCTTCATCTAACGTACCATCATCTCCAAAAGATAGAGTACCAGTGTTAGAGCCAATGACTCCCGCATCATCGCTAATAGCAAACTTGATACTTCCAATAGTCAACTCTGTGCCTGCTGCGTAAGGATTTGACTGACCAGTGTTGATGGCAGCACTATTAGTAGCATCATCTGAGTGCAGCGCAAAACCAGTTAAGGACAATTCCGGCTGACCAGAAAGCAAAGCAATTAGTACGTCTTCAAGAGGTGTACCTGCAGGAAAGGTAAAGTTGTCTTCGATTCCACCAATACCACCATCAATGGTACAGGTTAAGTCTTCTTGTAACTCACCACCAGATCCGCTTAACTGATCTAAGAACTCCGCTAAAAGCGGTTCGTTCTCAACATGAACTAGCCGGTTTTTGTGGTCAGTAAATTTTCCGTTTCGCTTGGGCATAATTGATCATTTAAAAGCTTGAAGCTTGGCTTTAATATCTTGGAGCATGCCACTGTTACGCTTCAGTTTTAAATGACGCACCGTTTGCTCTAGGTCTTCTCCAAGGACCTCGTCTCCATAAAGATAAGTATTTCCGCTCTTTCGCAAAACACTTTCGTCAAGACATTCGTTGATGAGAGCAAGGAACTCTAAGTTCTTGTCTTCACAAACGCGAATAAATTCATTCGGATCTTCATCCATAAGATCCTCAAGCATTAACTCCTTTTGATCCTGGCTCTTCTGTGCAGTGCGCTTACCATAAGCTTGCAACACTTGGTCCATCTTATTTTCGTCTTCGCAAACTAAGATTAAAGCTTTGTATGCGTCCTTACGTTGGCGAGTTTCTGCCACACGAATGCGCTCATCTTTAGCTGGATCAAAGAAGTAATAGCGAGTACCAACACCTGCAGTATCTTGATCTTCTGCTACGTGTGGGTGTAAAGCTGCAAATCGAAACTTGACGTAGTCTAACGGAGCAACGGGCTCGCCATTTTCATCTAAAGAGATATCAAGCTCGACACCATTCTGAGGTACTTCAATAGTTAACTCAGCGTAGAAGCGTCGCACAGCATTACTCCAACCAGGATCAGCAGGTCCAATACCTAAAATATTAGGTAAGTATTTCTTTTGTTCATCTAAGCTCAACCCCTTAACAAGGTTGCCCTGACGATCAAATACACTGCCAACACGCCGCTTGGCTTCAACATAGACATCATCGGGAAGGTTGGTAGTGTTCTCCCGACGGAACAGGTAAACGAGTTTTTCGCTCATTTCTTTTTATTTGTGGTTTTACGTTTTCTACGTCTGGCTGGTGACACCCGTGTAGGTTTGCCACCAGGGTTCCCCTTAGCTACCTTTTCGCGTACCTTTCGACGCTTCTCGGAAGCTGACATTTCACCGGTCGTTTTGGGGGTCTTAGAATTAACACGCTTGCTTGGACGACAGTAAGGGTACGGTCTCTTGGACCCGCCTTTCGCCGACTTACGTCCGCATGCTTTACCAGTACGGACATCTTTCCACTCCTCTTTAAACCAGCGCTTGAGGCTCATCGTTTGCCTTTCGAGTACCCACTCGCTGTTTTCTTCTTACCACCTGCACCAGGTTTGGTGCCTTTACACACTTGGACGGCATAGCCATTAGCATAAGCTGAAGGGTATACATTGTACTTAGCCTTAGCTGCGGCGATACCACGAGCGCAAAGCTTGTTACCCTTCTTTTTTTTCTTAGCTTTTTTAGCCATAATAGTTATTGTTGTCCGTCAGGAGGTGTAATCCAATTCTTAGGTCTATGTTTTGCTTTGGACACAGGAGATGAAATCCTACGTCCTTGGCCTTCATCATTAAAGCGTACCCCTAATGCTACCTCGTCCATGTTGCGGAACTCGCAACGGTGTCCGTTGAATACGCTCTTCTTCTTTTTAGCCATTACTTCTTTTTACGAGTTTTACCCCCGTAACCATAGCGAGTCTTGGTTTTTTTAGACAATACGCCACTACGGGATTTTTGTACGCCCGTATCGCGCGTGCCAGATTTTCTCATCCCAGCTCGATTAGCGGATGTAACTGTTTTTGTCCCTTTAGTTTTAGACACGCTGCCTTTACCCTTTTTACTTTTTGTACGGTAGTTAGTAGTACTGGTAACGCTAGTATTGCCTTTGGCGTCTACGCTACCCGTCATCGTGCGGCGCTTGGTAGACTTAGTTTTACCTGCTTTGCTTTTAGTTTTGGTTCGAGTAATGGTACCACGATTTTTAGTTTCAATCGTGCGAGTCTTTTTTTTGACTCCGTTTTCAACCGTTTTTGTTCGACGTACGCGCATAATTTATTTAGCATTTCCAGCGGCGCCGTGCTTGACGAATCCGCGAGTTAGGGTTATTACGGGTTTTAGCGCTGCTCCTTTTGAGCTGTCCCAGAGAGCGAGCGCAATACGATTTACGGCGCTTAGCCGCTTTAGATCCTTTCTTGACTTTGCCGGTTACGGCAGTCTTTAGTTTAGAGCCAGGGTTGGCTTTCCGATATGCCCGTACTCCTTTTGCTGTCATGCCCGCACCAGACTTGGTCGAGCGGTAGTTTGCTCCTTTACCTTTGGTAGTACGGCGGATAGACTTTTGTCGTTTACGTACCGCCATTGTACTTGAATTAAGGATATGGGGGAGAGCTGTAGTGCCCTCCCCCTATCCAGTTTAGCTATTAGCTACGGATGCACTCAAGGTGCAAGCAGTTCGTAGCGCGGCGGATGCTGATACCGCACTCCTTAAGGAAGTGCACAGCGCTGCCGTCCACGTCAGTTGCGCGGAGAGCGTTACCACCGAATCCGGGAGGCACCGTGGCACCAGCCACAGCCCAACGAACCAACTCACGGTTCTTCCGGGTGATCATGCTCACGTTATTCTGACCATCGTACGTGCTCATGTCGAGGAAGATCATCCGGTAGCTCTCCATCGGGAGACCAGTAACCGGGTGACGCTCGCTAGCAAGAGCCCGTGCACCGTGATCGAACAGCGGCAGGTGACGCACGGTGATGGTGTGTCCATCAATGTGCTGGTACTGCGTGAAGAATCCACCAAGAGACAGGTTCCGTCCGCTACCCCCAACGAAGGTACCCGGGTCGGTGTTCTTGATGTAGCTAGCGTTAACCAGCTCATCCTTCATAGCGTTGTCAAACTCTTCCATACCACCGAGACCCGTGAAGAGCACGATGTTCATCTGGGAAGCGTCGGAAGCTCCGTACAGAGCGTCACGGACAACACCTTTCAGCTTGGCAGCCGTCAGCGTGGAGTAGGTATCCACGTTCGGAATCTGCTCAATCACACCGCTACCGAGCGGGATAGCCTTACCGTTCTCATCACGGAGGTGGATGAGACCGTTAGAATCCCGGTTGTAACGGCTGTACCATAAGGCAAGCTCGCACTCCTCCTTCCAGCGAAGCATGTGCTGGTACTCCTCGAAGTCGTACCAAAGGTTCGTGGAGCGGCCACCAACGTTGAACTCGAAGTTCACCACACGGT